CCATCCCACCTTGAAGTTCAGTTCGTATAGTGAGTTCATCATCTCCATCAATCGTCTCCTCTAAATTTTTTTTCATCCAGTTAGTAGCATCAATACCTAATGCTTTCTCTTCTAAGTCTCTGGTTCTCTTCTCAGGTGTATCAACTCCTGCAATTCTGACACGTTCCTTTTTGATTAGGTCAAAACCCAAATCAATAGACACATCTATTGTGTCTCCATCAACTACCCTGTCTATCGACACTACTCGGAAGTTGTAGCAACTCTTCCTGCTCGGTGGCACCATTGCTCCCATAATCTTGCTCCATGAATGATTCTATAGCTGTATTTATAGCATCATCAGGTTGAGTCTTTTTCTGCTCTATTTGATATTCTTTAATATATTCTAATGCTTCCCAAATTAATTGATTCGGATTTTCCTGTGAGAATACAGGTACTGCACACCATGCTACTGCACCGATAATTACAGTGGTATAGATTTTAATCATCTTTCATCTCATCGTAGGCATACTTTAGTATAGCATAGATTATGAACGATACACCAACAAGGAGTATCGCAACCATTATGTTAACACTATGTACTGCCATTTGTCAATATGTCCCTCTATATAACCATTCAGTTGATCCGTCTTCACCTATAAGAATTTCAGACTCATCTTCTGGAAAGTCATAAGGACCATCAAGTTTCTTTTTATATTCTCTCTCATCTAATACTTCATTAATGAGTTGTTTCAACTCTACCTTGAGTGCATCAGATAGAAGATTCATTTTATGTGTTTCCAAAGGTGGTATAGCATCACGTTGTTCTTGAAGTGATCTACCACCATCACTGTCACCATACGACATTCCCTGTGTGTTAATCACGTTGCCTCCAGTCATCTGACCTATCTTCGTGAAACCAGTCTACCACATCTTCGGGTTTTCCGAAACCCCTTATTTCTTTATCAACATCTCCCAAATTCATTTGGTTTGTAAATACATCCTCTGGATTTCTTGCCATCTTTCGAGCAGTTCTTAATATACCTCTTGCGGATGTATTTGCCTTTGCCAGTTTCTCTGCCCATATCATATCATTTATACTTACTTCCTGTCCTGCTGCTATTGATTTACAAATAGTCTCAAGACGTAAACGATATTGTGTAGATAACATATGTTAATAGGTAATATTAGTATTATCTATGTGTCATCTAAAGTACTTCTTAGTCATACGTTGTGATTTCAATAAAAATTTCCATATTCTCGTAAGAATTGGTACATGTTTTGGTTCATGATATGGTAATATTTCTTTGAAGCGATGTGCCAATTATTCCTCCTTGATACAATATTCTGCTCTGTGTGGAGAGTTGAATCCTGTTAGATCTTCTTCTGCTTGTTTGATAGCATGAAATGCATCATCAGCATACTCACAGATCTCATGTAGTCCGTTGTAGTTATCGTGATAACCTACTGTGTAATGTGACATTTTAACAGCACAAATTTACTATACTAGCTATAATAGTATAGCAATTCAGTATGTAGTTTGGTATCAATTATTGCTTTTTGCTAACATTATTACTGGGTTGCTTACAGCAACTTTCATCATGCTCTTTTTGTAGAGCATCTATAGCGTTCTTAATTGTAGTGATACGCTTTTTTGTTTGTTTTTGGGAGTTTTCCACTTCTGATTTTTGTTCCTGATGTCTCACCTTCACCTTTTGGATTTTTACCTGGATTGGATTTCCCTAGATTTACTGATTTGCTTGGTTTCTTATTTTGTGTATCGTGTAGTCTTGCAGGTTTGTTTTTGTCTTTTGTAATTACTGATTCTTGACCATGTTTACGACCAAGACGACGCATTACTTTTCCAAATCTACGTTTTGACATTCCTTTTTTAGGACTTGTTTGGTACGTGACTTCACGACCTGTACCTTCTTTGCCATCGTCAGATTTGTATTTATACTCTCCTACACCCTTCTTGTAACCAATACCCTTTTTCTTTAAATCTTTTTCGAGACCTTTACGTTTTGCTCGATTGTCCTTTTCATCTGATCCTCTGTCAGCACTTATGTTGCCAGTCTGTTTTGTCTTAGACTTACTTAACATACGTGTAGTAGGGTTGCCCTCTACTAATTTTATGAAATCCTGATAATACATAACCTTTAAGTTTTCCTTTTGTGCTAACTTATTGGCAGTCGCATACATGACACTCTTAGCGTCATCACCATATAAGCGATTGAAACTTTTCTTTTTGCGTTTCATCGCCATTACAATTTTCTCTGCCTTTTGATTAACAGCTGGCATTATCCACCAACTACTTGTATCTCTTCTAATACGATTGCGTTAGATGCAACTACCACCTTAGTGGCACGTTTCATAACTGCTTGAGGACCAGAAGCATATGTGTAATCTGCGGATGCACTGGAAGAATCTATATCTGTACTAACGAAATTACCTACAACTGCAGTTATCTTTTTACCTGCAGTTCCTGCAGAAAGAAAGTTGCTATCAATAGCAGGTGAAGTACTATCATCTTCTACAGCAATAAAATCTCCCACTGAGAATGGGTGACTTGATGATGTTTCATGTAGGTGTCTACCTAATGTATAATCTGCTGTGGAATCATCAACGCCCTTTACAATCTTTGCATGACCAGGCTTACCACCTTTAAGTAGGATTGCCTCATCTTGAATCAAAGTGATTGCAGGTCCGCCATTAAATGATACTGTAGCATCTCCTGCGGTTGCTACGACACGATAGAACCCAGTCTTTACAACTTGGTATTCAGTCGCACCTGCTGCTATTGCGTTGGTACTTAATACGTTTAGAACTGTCATTTCTTGTCTGTTGTCTTGTCTTCAGTATCTTTATTTATGTTTTTTAACATCTTCTGTAAATCAGTAGTGCTTCCTACGAAGAGTGCATTGGTAGTATTGTTAGTCACCTTCTTCTCTTCTGCATCCAACTCTTTCATTTTTCGTTGTAAATCTATAAGTTTCTCTGTAGTATCAGCAACGTTCTTTATCATCAATGCAGCAACTTCATATGCTCTTGGATGATCACTGCTCTGTGCGACCTCTAGGATCCCATCTACTGCCTCTTGTCCTTTAGAAACTAGATTATGCATCTGTGCACGTGCAGTCTCATAGTCATGTCTTACATCATCCTCTTGACTTTTCTTAAGAAGAGGTTTAACTTTATCAACATGCTTCTTCAAATCACCTTTCGGTTCTTCTCCAAATGCTTTATCTAATCCAGAAAATTCCATTAGATGTTCTCATCCTGTCCACTTACAGGATTATATTTCTTCATGTCAGTATACTCAGAGTATATCTCACCGAATCCAAAGTCATCATCAGATTCTACTAGAGCATTATCATCAGCATTAACGATGAATACATTTGATCCTACACTGTGTACTGTAGGAGTTGACTTCTCATACCCTCTGATAACACTTAGATTATTACCAACCTTGTTAGAGACTCTCATGAGTTCAGTACCAATGTATATGTTATCCCATTGATTGATACCAGAAGCATTAGCAACTGCAAATCCTGTAGCAGTTTTACTAATGGTACCAGAAAGAGTTGTTGCTACTGTACCATCTCTATCAATAGTAGATTCTGGTTGTACAGTGTATCTCTTCGCTCTTGGTGCTGTAGCAGTATCTGTGTTTGCGTAGTAATCGACTTGAGTCTTCCTGACAACTTTTGCATCTGTGACAGGACCGTAAAGGTATGTCTTAGCAGTGAATGATAAAGTGTATATAATTGCTCTACGAGTTGCAAAATCTCCCTCATAATCATCTTCATAGTCTATATTGTTTAAGACTATAGGTACGTCTTTAGTTTCTCCAACAGTTGTTAATAATTTTACAGATAGATTATAATGAGGTTGAAATATAGGTAATATTTGTTCTATAATTTGTAGTCCATCATCTTGGTTCTTTGCTATAATTGCTAACTCAAAACCTATGTTATAGGGCACAGGCATGAATACATTTTTATTTTCGTCTGTGTCTTTCTTAAATTTAATTTTTTGTGTAGGTGAGACTTTTCTTGTTGAGTCATATGATATATCATTGATCTCAAACGATAATCTTGGAAGAGTTATCTGTACTCTTTTATTTGTAGGATCTGGATTCTGATCTAAACGTGCTAAGAATTTTTGTTTAGGACCATATGCAAGAGGTACTTTCATAACCTCATCCGATCTACGGATTTCTATGTTATTAAACAGAGTTCCGAAAGATACAATTGTCTTACGAAATATTTCGTTGTATGAATAAGTTCCTAGCATTAGATTGTGTTGTCAGTAATAGATCCGACTGAACCGAATGGGTTTGCCTCGGAGAAGTCAATAATCTGATTGTCAAGAGTTTCAAAGTCGTTGTTTTGATCGTACTCAGTATTAGCATTGTCAATCGTATTATATGTAGCAGTTGTAAAGGATGCACCTGAACTACCACCTGTCAAAGTCTCTGGTACTGTAAATGTTCCAGAGCGATTAATAACAATAAGTGTTCTTGTAGTATTATCCCAAGATTTAACTTCAGCAGTTACGTTAGATGAACCACCAGTGACTGTTTCACCAACGGTATAGTCTCCAGTACCACCTGCAACAAGACCAACTGTAATAGCGTTTGCAAAAGCAGTCTCGATAGCATCGAGTTCTGTAATACCTGTGTTGATCTCTTCGTCGCTGTACTCGAATAGTTCACATTGACACTCCCAAACATAGTTTCTACCTAACTGATAGAAAGGTCTTTCTACTTCAACAAACTTTATTTCAAACAAATGTTTGGTTATAGGAAACCAGATTAAGTCCCCTTCGTTTGGTCTCCCTTCGACGTTAAGGACCGTAGAGTCGTCCACGTTTTCTTTAAATTTCTCACGGGAGAAAATAAAAGTCGTTTTGTCTTCAATACGGATTCCAAATTTTGTAAGTAATTCACCTTGTCCTTCCCATCCTTCAACATTATTGACGTAAGCTCTGATAGGTTTCGCTGACTCAAATTTTCCATCCGAATCTTCTTCAAAGATTGAATCTTGACTAACAATCGTTCTCGGAACATAGTAAATGTTTTGCCCATAAATCTCAATACTTTCTACTACTAAGTTTTCAATAAATTTTTGCTCCTGTGCAGAAGCATTAGCTTTCAAACGTCCTGCATTAGAATAATCTGACTGAACGTAATCTTGAGCTGGTGAATTCTGTATTGCCATATTAGCCTACAATATCCAATGGTGGTGTTTCATAACGATCACGAAGATCCTTTTCAAGATCTGACTTGAAGGTACTTGCGTCTTCAAGTATCTGACGACCATTAAGAGTCACTCCACCTAACATTTGAATACCATCATACTTGCTTAGGTTTCTACCCCATTGCTGTTGGAATAGTGCCTCAACATAATCCTTCAACCAGTTGTCATTAAACATGTCGGTATAGACTGTAGGATCTTGACGCATTGTCATGTCTACCATTATATAGTCTCCTGCTGTGAGGTCTTGCCAATCAAAGTCTAAGTAAAGTCTATTAGAATGTTCGTTCCATTTAACTCTTCTATTTGCTTGAGAGTTGGTAACAAAGTCAAGAGTTTCTAAGTATTGAGATGTTAGGAAATAGTGTAATATCTGTCCATGAGTCATGGAGTAGATATCGTTTAAGAATATTTGATATTTAATATTGAAAATATTACCTGGTACTATGCTTGATGCACCTATGTTTGTATATACATGATTAACACCTAAAGTGCCTGGTGGTGTAGATACGAAATTATTCTGCCCATACCAAGGAGTAGAACCTTCTTGTGTAAAACTTTTTGCTGCAGTTCTGATAGCTTCAGTAACTTCTATTCTCATGAAGGTTTGGTAACTACCATTGTAATGATATTCTTGGTAGTAATCTATTGCCTCTTCTATTAAATCATCCAGTTGTTCAGTAGCAACGTTTATGTCTATCGTAGGATATCCTAACCTACGAAGAGCATAGTCTTTTAATTCTGTTTTAGTTGCGGGTCTTGTTGCAGACATAGTTTATTAACCGAATGAACTGATAGTTAAGTTAGTTACATCATTAGCACCAACTGTTTCTCCTTTCTTAAAGAATCCAGATACATTATCAACTGTGACAGATGAGGCATCCATCGCTGTAATAACTCCTGTACTATTAGAAGTCGTTCCAGTTATAGTTGCTCCAACCTCCATAGATGTGATGTCGGATAGACTGAAGGTAGCGTTCGTGAATACTGCCGATACATCGACTGTAGCGTTAGCAAATATTGTAGCAATGTCAATTGTAGCTCCGTTTCCATGAATAGCTGATACTGGAATTGTACATCCATTACCATGTAGGTCTGATACAGGTACAGTTGCATCTGCATTTCCCCCTGTAATAGTTATGACTTCAGATGCTGCATAACCAGATCCATCGTTATTAATTGTTGCAGAAGTAACATTACCACTCGCATCAACAACGATATCAAGAGTCAATCCAGTTCCAGATCCAGATGATGTTGTTGCAACACCAGTTGCACTTCCTTCTGTATATCCAGTACCTGCAGCACTGATAGCACCAAGAGTTTTGACTCCAGTTGCGTTAGCATTTGCGATTGTAATAGTATCAGATGTTGTAAATCCAGTACCATCGTCGTTGATTGCTACTGCTGTAATTGCACCTGAGGCAGATACAGATGAGATATCAACTGTTAAGGATGAACCAGATCCATCATTAGTTGTTGCGATTGCAGTTCCAGTTGAGTATCCTGTTCCTGCTGTAGCAATTGTTCCAAGAGTCTTAACACCAGATGCGTTAGCATTGACGATTGTTATCGTATCATTAACTGCGTATCCAGATCCTGCAGCGTTTATTGCTGCACCAGTAACAACACCACTTGAAGTTGTCAAGTTAACTGTTAATCCTGATCCAGATCCAGTAGTTGTTGTAGCGATAGCAGTTCCGTTTGCATATCCTGTACCACCCACAAGTGTGTCAACTGTCGCTGCTCCCCCTGCATTAGAGTTTGCAATCGTAATTGTATCACCTGCAGCATATCCTGTTCCTGCAGCATTAATAACAACGTTTGTTATTGCTCCATTTCCATCAACCGTAGTATTAACTGTTAAACCATTATCACCAGATCCAGAGTTTGTTGTAGCAACAGCAGTTCCTGCTGTAAATCCTCCAACACCACCAGATAATGTACCTAAGTTAAGAGCATCAACACCACCAAGATTAGAGTTAGTAATTGTTAAAGTGTCTCCTATTAAGTAATCAGTTCCTGCAGTGTTCAATGCAATTGCTGTAATCACACCATCAGCATTTACTGTAGTATCAACTGTCAATCCTGTTCCTGTACCACCTGTTGTTGCAACGTTAGTTCCACTTGTGAATCCACCAACACCACCTGCAGATACTGAACCAAGAGTGACAACAGCACCTGGTGTAGGATCACCAGATAGATTTAGTTTCAATGTAGTGGAAGTTGCAAGATTATTCAACATTGCTTTGAGTTGCTCAAACGCATGATCAAGTTTTGTTTGTACTCTTGCTTCTGTATGATATAGATTAGTTCCTTCAGAAAGGTTAGTTGTAGACTTCTGACTTAAATCTAAGTTTGTACCAGTTGCAGCAGCAACTCTTGCATCTGCACGAGTGTTAGTAAAGAATACATTTGTAGATCCTTCAGTTACATTATCAGTATTGATGTCTGCCTGTGTTACAGAAAGAGCACCTGAACCATCATGTGTAATACCTGTGCCATATGTAAAGTGAGTTCTAGTTCTTGCAGCAGTTGTGAATAGATTTGTAGATCCTTCAGTTACATTGTCTGTATCAATATCTGCCTGTGTGACTGATAAAGTTCCAGAACTGTGTGTAATACCAGTTCCATAAGTGAAGTGAGTTCTAGTTCTTGCAGCAGTTGTAAAGAGGTTAGATGAACCTTCAGTTACATTGTCTGTGTCAACATCTGCTTGAGTTACAGATAGTTGACCTCCTGCACTTAATTCAATACCAGTTCCATATGTAAAGTGGGTTCTAGTTCTAGCAGCAGTAGTAAAGAGATTTGTTGATCCTTCAGTTACTGTGTCAGTATTAACGTCTGCTTGTGTGACAGATAATGTATATGTGTTAGCAGCATCATCGTATGCTTTAGTAACACCAGTACCTGCAATGATAACAGCGTTAAGTCTGTCATCAACTCTTTCATCAGTATAGTATAGATTAGATCCTTCTGATAGAGCTCCAGTATCATGGTTTGCAATACTAGAAACTGTACCAGTTAAGGTTCCTGTAATAGCAGTAATATTTGCAGCATCTGCGTATATGTTCTGCCATCTAACTGAGTTAGTACCAAGATCGAATGCACTATCACTAGCAGGGTTAAGATTCTTAGCAGTTGAAGTTGTTGCGACAATGTTTCCAGTAATATCTCCTTGAATATTACCTACCACATTACCTGTGAAGGTTGTCGAATGTACGTTTGCGTACTTGTTAGAAGAAGAACCAATGCTTCTAGTATTATTGGAATCTGATAATAGATCACCTGTTAGAGTTGCACCTGTTGATGTTGTGACAAATGTAGCAAGTCCATTATATCCTAAAGTGACTGATCCATCAGCATCAACAATCATTCCAAATGAAGTACCATCTTGACTCTTAACTTCAAATTGTGCTGTTTGGACTATTTGTTTAGATGTTCCTGTTGACTTATAAAGAGTATCAGTTCCATCAGACTCAATAACTGCGTCAGTTCCTGCACCAAGTTTGACAGCAACATTATCACCAAATACTAATGCGTTATCTGATTTATCAAATACTATATTACCACCACTTGCTGATACAAGAGTTAAGTCATCATTAAGTGTTGTTGAACCAGCTACTGTTAATATATCATCTACTGCAACAGTTCCACCTGCAGAATCAAGTGTTAGATTACCAGTTGATGTATCAATCTCATTTGCTCCTGTGACACCAACTTGAATATTCTGTGCGACTAACTTAGAAGTAATTTGATTAGATGCAAAATTACCAGATCCATCACGTAAGACTAAGTTGTTTGAAGCGTTTGTGCTTGCAGATGCAACGTTAATTGTAGTATTACCAGATATACCATCAGCGTTTGTTAGTGTAATACCAGAAGATGCTGTGACTGCAAATGTGCGATGAGCATATGTGTTCGCAGCAGTCCTGACCATATATCCTGTGCCAGACTGTGCAGCAAGTGCAGTTATATCTGCATCGTTAAATGTGACTGAAAGTGTTGGATCAGAAGCACCATTAATTGATACTGAACCATCTACAACACCATCAATAGTTAATGTTCTTGCAGTCTTCCAAGCATCAGCAGTTGATGCGTTTCCTATAATACCTGCTGAAGAACCTGCAGCACTATTAACTGTAATTTGATTAGCAGAGAAATCACCAGATGATCTAACTACAACACTATTACCAGTTGTGTCTGTAGCACTTGTTGTTAATCCATCAAGTAAATCTGCGTTAAGATTGTTTACCTTAGTTGTAGATGCAACTACAAACGGAGCAGTACCTTGTGGAAGTTGAGAGATTATTTGTCCATCAACAGTTGCTGTACCATCAACATTTAAGTTATTATCTATATCAACAGATGTACCTGCACCAGTTACATGGAGTGAACCTGCTCTTAGAGCACCATCAGTACCAGAGAAGACTTCGCTACTATTAGTAGCAGCAGTCATAAAGGCAAATTCTGATGTACCTCTATCAAATCCAAAGAATCCAACTTTAGCAGACCCATCATAATATCTAAATTCTATACCTCTATCTTTACCATCATTAGATGCAGGAGCAGTATCACCACCTAAGGTGAAGACTGGATCATCTATTGTTACCGTTGTTGAGTTAACTGTAGAAGTTGTACCATTAACTGTAAGATTACCTGTGACAATCAAGTTAGATTGAGCATTGACATCTCCAGCTACAGTTAATTGACCTTGTGATACTGTATCACCGTTGTCGGTATCAATTGTAAATTTATCTGCAGCAGATGCATTTTGTACTTTGAAGAACTTATTGTCTGCTTGAACAATAACTTGATCATGAACAACTAAAGATCCTGATATATCAGCACTACTATTAAGATCGAGAGCACCTGATAGTTCAGTACCACCATAGACTCTAAGCCCGCCACCAACTGCTAAGTTTTTCGCTAATCCAATACCACCAGTGAATCTTGCAGCACCATCAGCAGCGTATGATCCTGTTAGAGTTTGCTCTGTGTTGTTAGTAAATGTATTGACACCAGATGTTTGGAATGTATCGTTAATCTGAGTCCCATCATTAACTGTTAAGGTACCGATAATAGTTGTATTACCGTTATCACTATCAACTTGAAACTTAGTTGTCTGGGCAGCATTTCTAACTTCAAAAATTTCGTTATCAGCTGCAATAAATAGAGAATCGTTGATTTGAGTTTCACCTGCAACAGTTAAAGAACCAGATGTATTAATTGATCCATCACTGGATGAAACAGTCATCTTATCAGTCGAGCCTGATCTGACTGCAAAGTTTGCATCAACATCAACTGTACTATTAAATTCAGTTGCTCCTGAGACAGTTAGTTGTCCACCAAGTGTTGTATTACTATCAACATTGAGTGTTGAATTTAATTCAGTATGACCATCAGCAGTTAGCGTTCCTTCAACGTTAGTATTACCTGTGGAAGATGCGACAAAGAACTTATCAGTAGATCCTGATCTAACTGCAAAGTCATTATCAATATCAGTGACACCTTCAATATTAACAGTACCTTGAATTACTGTATTACCATTATCTGTATCTACTGTAAACTTATCAACTGCAGATCCATTTTGAATCTTAAAGTTTTCATTTGATGCATTGATAGTAACAGAATCTTGAATAGTTGTATTGCCTTCAACATTTAAAGTACCTTGAATATCTGTATTACCACTTGCACCAATAACACTAAACTTCTCAGTATCACCACTGTTTAATTTACCAACTGAGAACTTCTCTCCTGACCCTGTAGCACCAACGTACAAGGATTTCATAATACCTGCACCACCATGTGCTTTTATAGTAGAGAAGTTATGAGAAGCATAGGAAGGAGATGCCTGATATGTATCACCAAAACGACCTCTGTATCTAACTCTCAACCAGTTTAATCTTGATTCAGTTTCTGTCGCACTATCCTTAACTTCAATAGGACCATTAACATGCAACGTACCATCAATCAGACCAGATCCTGCTACATAGAAACCACCATCAAGTCTAAGTGCACCATAATCATTTGATTGAATCTCCCAAGCACCAGAGGTTCCATTCTTAGCAGTAGTAATATCATTTGTGCTTTCAAAATGAACTTCACTCGCAACATTTAGAGTGCTGTTTGCATCAATAGCACCAGTATTTGTTAAGATACCACCAACTTCAATATTACCTGTAGTAGTGTGAAGTTGTATTTTAGTTGTACCACTACCATTGTTCAATGATAATGTTTTAGAAGCACCTTGGAATACTATATTATCATCAAATCTACTTGTAGAATTAGCACGGAATGTACCATCTACATCTAATAATCCACCAATATTAACATCATCTCCTATACCTGCACCACCTGCAACTACTAAATCTCCAGTAGTATTAGATGTTGAGTTTGTATTTGTTGTAAGTTTTAAGTTACCCGCACGGATTCCAGAGTCAGTTCCTGTAAAAATCTCTGCGGAGCTCTGTGAGGCATCGTGTATAAACGCAAATCCTCCTGTATGTCCTCCGAGATCTGCATACGAATCGTCGTAACCGAAGAATCCAAGTCTTGCTTGAGAGTCATAATATCTGAACTCAATTCCCCTATCTTTATTATCGTCAGAAGAAGGAGCAGTGTCGCCACCCAAGGTAAATACTGGGTCATCGACTGTTGTAGTTGTGCTATTAACTGTTGTAGTCGTTCCATCTACTTGTAAGTTTCCTAAAATTTGTACAAGTCCTGTGACTGCTCTGTCATCGCCAGGATCAAGTTTAAGTGTACCAGTTGATGCAAGGTGATCTCCTTGTATCCTCATGTTCTCTACATGAACCTTACCAGTTGATGCATCAGATGCTTGGATGTCTACAACATCTTCAGCAGTAATACTGACTGTACTGGTTCCAGAACCTGAGTTGGTTGCTGCAATACTTAGTGATCTTGCAGAACTAGAACTCTGAGTTGTTTGAATTGTAAGATTACCATCACCAGTTTTGTCTATTGTCTGTGCAGTTGCACCATCAAATACTACATCTGGATCACTTATTAATGTCTTTACATTAATATCAACTTCACCATTACCACTATCACCTGTGTTATTAGCAGCAAATAATAAACCACCTGAGGTATTCTTTACATTTACATAATTTATTCCAGTAAATCCTCTGTATCCAGTTGTTGTGGTGAGTTCTTGATCTAATTCAAAATGCTCAACAGAATTACCATCAGCAAAAGATACTCTATTGTTTTGTAATTGTGTATTGTCTATACCTGCAGCAGCAACAGTTACATGACCACCTGCACTTACGTCAAAGTCTTCTTGGGCAAAGGATGCCAATCCTTTCTGTTCTGTAGTCTCGGCAGCGAGATATCTCCACCCGCCAGTGTCACCGCTAGAATGAGTAGGAGCACCACCACCTGATGCGATACCAGTAATTGCTTGATATACCTTAGAGGCATTTTTAATGATATCATACCTGACGTATGTTGTACCTGCATTATAATCTAGTGCAGTTGTACCTTCAACTGCTGTAGCGATTGGTACATTTGTCGCAGATGTAAGTCTTCCACGGTCATCTACAGTGAACTTAGTAGCGTTAACTGTCTGTGTACCAAAGGGTTCTGAACTAGAACCAACAGCATTTACGGATGTCAGGGATTCCGTATTATAGTCACCTGCTACTACAGCAGTTGTAATAAGATCTAATGTTGGGTTTCCAGAAACACCATTACCATTAACTACAGAAATTCTTGTAGCAGTACCAGTAATAGTTCTGGTTGCCATATTTCCACCACTGACTCTGGATATCATACCAGTGGTAGTAAGTCCTGCTATTGCAACCAAGTCAAGGTCATATGGTTGAGCAGAGGAACCTTCTACAGTTCCATTTAAGTTATAATCAGCAAGTGTTGAAGGGAAAGAAGCATTTGTTATTCTACCTTTAGAGTCTACTACAACTTTTGTATAAGTTCCTGTAGCAGATGCAGTACCATCATAATGAGGTAATGTAGCTAAAAGTTCTAAAGAAGATGAAAGGTTTAAGTTTTGAGAACCATCAAAGTTTCCTGTTGAAGTTAAGTCACCAGATATCTGGATTTGACGAGTTGAAGCAAGTCTGGCAGCAGTTGATGAATTACCAATTATAGTCGCAGTTATAGTACCTGCAGCAAAATTACCATCTGCATCTCTTTGTACAAGAGTATTTGCAGTGTTTGAGGTTGATTCTACTGGACGTTCGTATCGTAATGTGTTCCATGCGGATACACCATCACCGATTTTAAATCGACCTGTGTCTAACTCAATACCCAATTCACCTTGAGCAAGTGTTGGGTTTGCGTTTGCCCATTCCTGAGCACCACCCCTTCTTAATTGTAATCTATTTGCCATTTTAAATTAGGACTTTAACTATAACATGCTTCCAAGTTATTTATGCTCAAAAAAGAAGGGAACTTATGTTCCCTCAGTTTCTTCTTCAGTTTCTACTGGAGGTTCTGCATCCACTACTGGTGGATTATAGTATTCCAGTGCTTCTAAAGCACCTTGAAGCTTTAATGCTGTTGCCTCATTCTCTCGAATTTTACTGGCAAGTTGTTTGTTTTCTTCTATACACTTTGCATAGCGTTCCTTAAATTGACGCATCATTTCAACTTGAGAAACCTTTTCCAATGTGCTATCGGTCATAATTAATTGTTAGCTAACTTTAATAGTAGAGATTTGATCTCACTCATATCAGATTTTAGCAGAGAAACATCGTTTTGTAAAGCATCAAATTGTTGTTTCTTAACTTCTTCAGCTTTACGTGCAGCCATATACTTTTTATAAGTATCTTGATCTGCACATGAAAGAGATCCAGTTCTGGAATCTCTAAACCATCTTTCTGCGTCTTGTACTGGGATTTGACTCATACTGCAAGAGCAATTGCTCTAAGATCTTTTATGATAGGTGAGTATGCCTGATTAGGTGAGACGAATATTATTTTGATCTGATACTGGTCGAAACTTAGTCCAGATACTTCATATTCATATTCAAAGAATACTTCTCTTTCCGACGTTGCAGGTATTTTAGCACCTGTTGTTGGGAAGAACTCATAACCTAATTTTTCAATTGGATCAGTTGATCCAACTGGACGTACTCTATATAGCACCTTTATCTCACTGCCTGTTGGACGGTATCCACTGAAGAATACTTTAATAGATCCAGAAGCATTTACGAGGTTTGCAACACGAGTGATATACACAGCATCATGTTCATCACCAACAGATAACTTAGCACTATTTTGATCAGTTGGTTTATTGATTCTATTTGATACACATGTAATTGACATTCTATCAGTATCAATGACTGGTGATAGAGTTGTCACTCCACTGGTCATTGTGAGATCCATTCTGAATGACTTAGCACCACTAAGTTCAGATGATTCATTAATACCTGAACATATTAGAGAAGGTGCTAATAAAGGATTATCTTCACTTAATACAATATCACTGAATATACCATCATTAGAGAATGATGATTCTAGAACTGTACTACCATCATTGATTGATGTACCACTGATGGTATTAATTCTCGCAGCAATACCAGTTTTAGGAAGCAACATTCTTTCAATTTGAGGTACTAAGATCTCATATTGAATATTTTGTGTTGCGACTGTTTTAGTTCCACCAGATACAATACCAAGTCTAGCAATAGAAGTAGTTGTAATCTCATAACTATCGATAGTTGGATTTTGTATACCAGTGTGTGTCTTGTTGATTTCTGTTAAAGGAATACCATCAAGATTATAACATTCAATAACTGTTTCATCAGCATGAGATCTTCCAGTTGTACCATTCAATCCTCTTTCATGAACTGTAATGGTTTTGCCATCGGTACTGATTGCACTGTAAGATACAATCTCAGCAAAGGTTGCTGCTAGACCTGAGGTAGAATTATAGATTCTTGCATAACCAACATTACTTGCACTAATTGCAACTCCATTAATTATCTTATGGAATGCAGTTGCATCATTAACAGATAGTGATGTATCACTAGCAGATATAGATGCAGTTAAGTAGGTTGGTGATACTTCTGATTCTACATTTTCAATAGTCACATTGTTCAATGGATCATGCATACCATGATTACTATGAGAAATTTTTACCTTTCTTTGAGTTGTAGCATATGTTGGTGTTGCATCAGGGAAAGCAGGTTGTATAGCACCACTTGATACTGCGTCTCCTGCAGGAACAAAGTTAGTTCCTGAACCAGGTAGAGTTGTCTGCTGACTTGCAGTACCACCACCTGCACCATCACCAGTAATAGTCTCACCATTTGAGAATGCTTTAGAAGCATTATTTAAAGCAAGAGTTGTGCTGTTTGTGACAGCAGTGATAGTAGCAGTGGCAGCTGATGTGCCTCCTGTAATTACATCTCCGATTGCATAACCTGATGTAGCAGCAACTGTTAATACAGCAGTTGTTTTGGATGAAACAATGCCATTAGTTGTTGATGTACCTTGTACAAATGTACCTGATATGTCTTTAATAGTTAATTGTACACCTTGTGTAGTATCAAGTATAGCAGAGATTGTACCTTGTGCTAATGATGTCTTCTGATAGATACGTGCACCTATTGTATATGGAGTAGTTGCAACCTGTGAATTCATATTCAATACAATTTCTGGTACAAATGTCTGAATAGGATCTCTTCTTAATCTGAGTTTACCACCATTTCCTTCTTCAAGTGAGATGTTATTTAAAACTAATTTACTACTTGCAGTATTATTAAATGCTGCTCTATAAATTGCAAACTTAAGATCTTCATACTGGTCTGCAGTCCATGTCGATGCGTTCTGTGATTTGAATAGAACACCTGCATATGGTTGCTCAGATATAGTTCTGTCTCCTGTTATATCAATCTCACCCATTCTTGATATCCAAATCTTATATGAGTTAGAGTCTGATAAAAGAACGAAACAATGTTCAATTGACTGTGGGATATAAACTGGTGCTCTAAATGTAAATTTAGTTGCAACAGCACCTGTCTCAGATATCTGAATATCTGCAGGTTCTTTTGTTATATCAGAGAATGGTAAAATACTTGTAGTAGGATATCCATTTTCCATAGTTCTAATTTGCATAGAGACAGGAATGTTTGTATCCTTAGTATTGAAGTAAACATCTACAGATGTCAAGAACACACCGCCAGTTTCATCTACAATGAATGACTGTGCAAGAGGGTCATACCAACCAATCTGTCTTGTCTCTGTTCTAGTAGAACGAACTGTTCTGTCCTGAGTGACTGTATCACGAACAATTTCAGCATTTCTAACAGCAAGAACATTTTCACGAACTCTATTAAGAGTTCCTTTTGCTTCGTATTCTACTTCAGCAGATGAATCTACTGCTCCTGCTAATCTTGAATCATCAACTGCAGTGGTCAATCTCATTGTTCTTGTACCAGTTCTCCATCTTGGATTACCTATTCCATTTGGAGATGGAATAAAGAATGAACCTCTTAACTTACCAAAACGATCAGATATTAATCTACGATCTTTAACAACTGCCTTAGCACCTGATGTTCCTATAATAACTTCACCAACTTGGAAATTACCAAAGAATTGTCCAGTTGCTTGGTTAGCACTAGCTGCCAAATCTATGTTTAGAATTGCAGTTGTAGATGCATAAGATGAAGGTAATACACTATCATCATATGGATTATATGCAAATGTAGCATTAGGTGTTGCAACTTTAAATCTTGCACCAGATGTTTGTCCTATAACTGTTTCACCAATCACAAACGGTGTTGAGTTTGTACGATTATCTGTTGTTGGATCTTTAATAAGTTCAACTACTTTGGGAGTAATATAAGCATCTATTGATCTTCCATCAAAGAAAGCATACACTCTTGTTCTTGGTTTTAGTCTTTCAACTACAAACTTGACGTTTCTAGATCTAATCCAAGGAATAACTGTAGTTGCAACAATACTATCACCTAGTGATCTACGATCTATTCTAGGTATAACTCTTGATCTTACACCAGCTCTAGTTTGTCCTGTTGTGACTTCAATTGTATCTGTTCTATTAACACGACGCATACCACGACCATCCCAAACATCAGGTCTTGGTGATCTACCAATATCTTCTTCTAACCAACCACTATTTCTAGTAGTCTCAGAAGAAATAACTCTTTCAGTTGTCCACTGATCTCTCCATGCACCCCATTGAATAGGAGCGAAACCATTTTGATCAACATTCATTTCAGATGATACCGCTTGGAAATCACCCTCAACTTGTGTCACCTGTACAGGAAGTCTCTCTGTATCTAACCAGTCATCAGATGCAGGAGTTAAATCAATACGTCCAATGTATGTAAATACGTTGAATGGGTTGATATTCTCAACTCTAGATGCATATGGTTGATCAATAATCTTTTGCTCTGTATATGGTAGAGTGATTAAAGGACCAGTTGCTTGGAAGTTAGTTGATAATGAACTGTTAATTTCAAGACCTATGTTTGTAGTATAGTGAGATGCTCTTGAATAACCTTGTTTAAAGTCTAATGCAGCACTAAAATCTTCGTTCTGTGTATCTGACTTACTATGATCTGAAAAATCATCTACAATAAAACCATTCTTAAGACGGTCTTTGCCATCTGCGTCTATAATTTTGGTATTATAAGTATCAGTCTCTAATAAGTTTAACGAAGTATAGTATTCTACTTGATCTAATCTACGTTCTATACCACCGATATCACGCATGGTATAACGTTTGTTATCAGATCTCACTATCGCAACATCTGCTTCAGGATCAAAACCATATGGTTTATGATTTATGACTGCTAAGAGCATACCATCTTTTAAATCATCTGGTTCTAAAGGTCTTTCAGCAGATTTACCTTTGATAATTTGGAACTCACCATCAGGAGATATGAATGCTTTGTCAGTTCTTGGTAGATACCAATCAAAATCACAACGCATACTTGTATTGATTTTAGGAATGTCAAAGACTGTAGCAGTAGGAGTACCACTTACATTAAATAATCTTGAATTAAAATCAAATGTAGATGCTGAAACATATGCAGGTGATGCAACTGTTCCAGTTCCAGTGTATAAGTTCTTAACACCTGGTCTAAAGTCCAGATAATCTGCCATGAATTTGACACCAAAGAACGGAATATCTGTATACTCTGTAGAAAGATATGACTGACCTCCAAAGTAATCGCCAGTCGCAGAATGTGTGTAGTAATCAATAACTACTTTTAATTTTCTAAGAGGAACTGCAACACCTTTCTTTCTTACAATCTTAGAAATATCGTATATAAATCCAGTTTGATTTACTTCAAGGAAGTAGTTATCAGTCACAACTTTAGATCCTGCAATTATTGATCCTGCAGAGTCATTAATAATAGCACTAATTGCAGTACCTGCACTATTAACACCAGTAATAGTTTCACCTGCAACAAATGTTCCTTCAAGATATACTATTGATAGTGTTAAACTACCTGAAGCAAAGTCAATAACTTTTGCTCTTGCCTTAGAAGTTGAACCTGAGACAATAGTACCAGTAGCAAAGAACGTTGGTTCTACAATTGTGAGAGAAGGTAATACTGGATCTGCATCATCAAATGATTCATATACAGCATGTAGTCTATAACAATCTGCTACACCTAATGATATTTCCCTATCTTCAATACGTGTACCAAATAAGTTAGAATAAACTAAATTGTAATTCTGTTTGTCTAGATTTTGTATAGTCTTATTAACCTTCATAACAAACATCTGATTTTCAGTTTTTGTTTTTCTGGTTGCTATATTCTTAGATATTGTAGCAGTGACTTTAACAGATGTGACTGTTGTTAAGTTTTCAACCTGTAAAGTAGTTTGTTCGGATGATGTAAACGTTGTATAACCAAATCCACCAGATGATGATGTGTTTAGAGGTACCTCAGCACCTACAGGATAAGAACTATTTGATCCTGCTAGTACAACTATAGTATAGTTTTCATTTGTAATAGAAGCAAACTGTTCATTTTCTGGAAGAGTAATTGATATAGAGTTAGAAGATACTGTTTGTGCATCAAATGTTCTTCTGACAGTCATAGACTCATCAGCAATTGATTTGATATACTTCTTAGGCATTGGACTAAGAAGATCTGCATTTTCTACTTCAAATAGTTTTGCACGGTATCTTAATAATGCAGTGTATGTACCTGCAGAAGGAGCAGCAGTAGGATCTACTTTAACTGTCTGTCCTGTAGCTGATGTATAATCAAATATAGATGCAAAACCTGTTGTAGGTAATGCATTAGGATCTACTTTATCAACATCAACATATTGTGTGTTATTGAAATATAATCTATCGCCAGGTCTTAAATCTAAAGCAAAGTTTGATTGTAAACCAGTAATCTTTTCTGCACTACTTGTAGCATCATATGTAAATGTACTACCTTGTACAACTGCAACATCTTCAAGAATAATATCAGCACTAAACTCTACAGCAGATGTACTTTCATCTCTTGCTACAAGTTGTCTTGCATCAGAGAAGTTATAATAATGTATATTAGTGACTGTATCTAAATTTAGTCCATCAACAGTAATCATCTCACCTGCTTGGAATGTTCCTTCAACTTGATATAAGTCAATATGATCAGCAGAGAATGTCTCTGTCACATATCCTCTTGCACCAGATGTAGCACCAACAACTTGAGAACCTACAGTAACACTAACTGAGGATGCCATATCCAAAATAGTGAACATTTGAATATCAAACAATACTGTCTTATAAACATCGTCTGCATCACCAAATGTTGCGTCCATATTTTGAGAATACTCACACGATAATATACGAGCATAACCTATAATATTACCTGCACCTGTACCAGGTGAACTTGTAAATGCATCTCTTATCTGAGCAACTTGATATGCATTGCCTAATGAAGAACCTGTAGCATTTGGAAATCCATATATGTTGTTAACATTTACAAAGTTTCCAACCTCAAAAGGTACATTTACATTCTGTGCAGACTGTGTATCTCTTGGTTTTGCTAAGTCAACATAAGTTGGAGAAAGAGTAGAAACTCTATATCCTTTTACATATGCAGTACCAGGACCAAACTCAACTGCATACATGCTTTCTGCAGTGGTATTACCATCAGCAGTTGTAGAACCTGTAGCATAAACACCATTATTAAAAGTATCGTCTAAGTTTTCTCTTACATTAATATCAAAATCTTTTACAACATAGTCACCAGACTCCTCAAAGGTTCTGGTTGCCATTGTTTTTTCTAATTCACTATATGCACTACGATCTACTAACTGTTCTACTTTAGAATTATTGATACGTAATAGTTCAATAAAGTCTTTATCAGCATCATCTGTAAGAAGTTTCTTAACTAAGTTTGTGGTGATTCTAAATCTATGAGAACCAGGAGCAGCATAGTTAGATGTTCCTGCAGCATTATCGTTGAGGCTAAGGTCATCTTCTGGGGTGATGATTGACTCTTGAATATCAAGTCCGATACGATAGGAGGGGTTGGTTCCATACTGATCTAATAGAATGTATTGATAAGGTACATCAACAAAGAAACCTCTAATAAAGTAAACACCATCTTGAACATATGCAACAGAACCAGTCTGTAATGCACCTGTAGGTAATAACTGTGCAAATGGTGATCCAACTTCAATCAAAGTTGTACCGAAAGTTATTTCAGTATCAGTAATTAACTGTTCATTGTTGGAAAATGATTGTTGTGTATTTCCTGTACCACCTGATTCGATATACTTAACATAAAGAGTGATATATCCTTTAGTAGATACAGTATCAGAAATACTATACAATACTTTTGCTTTGACTCCTGATGTCAAACCAGTAAGAATTTTATCTGTAAGTTGAGATCTATACAATTCAACGTCAGCACCCAAGAAAGACTCTTGAACTAAGATACAGTCAACGTTTAAGTCATAACCAACTTGACCTGGTATAACCATTGCACCATCTTTGAATAGATGTGCACCAACGTTCTCAACCTGATTCTGCAAAATACTTTGCATCGAGGTAAGTTCTCTTGCCTGTATTGGAAAACCAGGACGAAACAGTACTCGATAAAAGTTCTTCGTTTTATCAAAGTCGTCGTAATACGGTGTTACGTTTAAATTAGTATTTTGTGCCATTAGAACTCGATTACGATTTTAATATCTTCTACTTGGTCGTTTGCACGACTGATTGCTCGCCTATTATCTATGTAAACAACGTCACCGCTATTTGACTCGATTTCAGGTTTAGCATATCCATTGTTAAATTTCATACCTAAGTCATACTCTGTATTGTTGATTGTTCTTGCTGATGAGTTAGGAACAGCAGGGAAGTTTACGTCTGGAGCACCAGCCGCACCTGATGTTGCACCACTTACAACGTTTGAACCATCAAATTCATTTTGTGTACCAGTAACTTCTGGGAAGATACCGTCAACTGCGTTCTGATAATATTTCAAAACTTTAGTTGTAGCATTCCATGAGATTACTCGTGCTCTTGCAGTCACGTTTGTACCACCAACAACTCTTGTTTGTGTGATAATTTCGTCAGGAACGTAATTACCTTGGAATGTTGGAGAGAAAATAACCGCTTTTGTTGCAGAAACTGTCAAGTCAGAAAGAAGTTCTGCAGTACCATACTTAAGAGGGTTGGTGATTAGACCAATTCTTCTGTAGTCGTTATCAACTGGGAAGTCTCCTGCACCCTCATCATATGAGAGTTTAGCGTTGATCATGGTTCTAAAAGCACCAAGTTCAACAACTGAGTCCTTACCATGTCCGCCAGGTGGTGGAATGATAACATCAACTTGTCCACCAGTACCAGTACCGATACCAGTTATGTTGTCAACACTGATTTTACCGAATGTATATCCAGTACCACCAGATGTCACAGTAGCAGATATAATCTTACCACCGTCAATAACGATAGAAACACGACCACCAGTTCCATCACCGTTGATCGCTACATTGTCATAGGTACCATTGTTGTAACCAGACCCAGCTGCGTTAATAACAACAGTATCGACTTCACCTGCAACTGCGTTGGTTTGAACAGCAGCGTTGGTGAATACTGGCATGTAGTCGTTTGAGAAAAACTTAAGAACGCTTGCAACTGGAATAGTGTACATGTACTTCCAACGATACCCATCGCCAGTAGTAATGATGCTAGTGCTAGTACCAGTAGGCTCGACAGTGCTAGGCTTGCCATTTGGATCGGACGGACTTGTTCCATTGTAGATTGCTTTATATACTTGATACTGAGAGTTTACGACATAAAAATCAGAGTCGTAAAGTTTAGTCGCACCAGAAGCAGCAGTTTTACTAGGTGAGTAATCATGACGATACATGTCATAGGTAAAACCTAATCCACCAGTAGTTTGTTCTGGAGAAACCCAGTCAATTCTACGAACAACCTGCACGGTATCTGAAGCCAGCACTCTTTTTAGGGATACCATGTCATCATAAGAACCAGAAAACTCTGAGAATGAATCCACTGCCTGAGGCGGTGAGTTTTCATTATCCCATGTTTGTGGTCTACCAATGAAAAGATATAACCTATCTCTTGTTGCACCCGCAACCGTATCACTCTCGGTTGCATTAGGACCTTCAAGTGCCTTTATGAACTTTTGTGCTGAAAAAATTCTAAATTGGTCTGTTAATAGAGCTGCCATTGTATGTGACTATTATGTCCTCCTGTTTATTTATGCCTATTTGGATCGAACTATTGCAGAATATTCGATACTCTTAATTCTATAAGAAGCACCGCCATTTCCGTTAACTAATTCTCCCCCTAAAACTGCCTGTGCAGCAGCATTAGCACCAGTAGTATCACTGGCATTATTAGTAAATGTTATTGTAGGATGTAAGGCATATGTTCCATCCACAGTTTGTGGAATACCATATCCACCATTGTTTACAGTAATTGATGCAACTTGATCTCCTGCAGCTGTCATGACCACAGTACCAATTGCTTGTATATCACCTGTATTTTCTATTGCTACAGTAGGAACTGCAGTATAGTTAGTGCCAGGATTTGTAATCACAAAGTCAGTAATAGTATTCTTTGATGAAAACTCATAAAGATAACCTGCAATACCAACATTTATATTATTAGTATTGAATGGTATAACATCCTTAACTGTTAATACACCTGTTGAAGGTATCCAAGAAACAACAGTTGCTTGTACACCAGATACTCCACCACTAACTATTTCGTTAGTAGAGAAGTTCTGACCATTACCAGTTGCACTATCCAAATATAAATCTATAAGTGCAGTGTGTTCAACACCTTCTGATAATCCACCTGCAGTTGTAATTGTTGCATACTTAAATGGTACATCACCATCTTTAATATTATCACCAACTTGGAATAGAGTTGTGTTAGTACCACCCTGTGTTTCCTCGATACCATAAAGTGAATTGTAAATACCACCATCAAGTGCAATTTGATTTGCATATGTTGTATTAGTATTACTTAAATCAGCAATACCGTCACCTGCAACAGTTGGTAATATATCTTGGAAAGACCTATCTGCCAATACAGATAAAGGTTCAGTCAATAAATCTATAGAAGTACCTGCAGTTGTAAGAATTACATGTGGTAATACTCCTGCAGCAGAACTATCTGCAACACCACCATCAAATTGTACGATAGCATCTTCAGTCGCTGCCCTACCACCGTCAATAAATGCTAATTCATCAACCTCAAATGTGACTAATAATTCTCTTGTATTAGCATCCCAATCATATACCTTAGCAACTTTGTTATTAGCATTTTCAACTTTTCTAATAACTCTATCACCAACATTAAATTTATAGTTTGATGATCCATCAGGATTATTTTGATTTGGGTCTAATATAACTCTTTGGTCATAGTTAAAGTTTACACCACGAGTTAGACCAGTGAATTTACCTGCAGATTTAGAGGTATAACTTATTGTTTCTCTATTAAGAATAATAGATCCAGAACCAGGATACGCATCTGTAGAATCAACATATATGTTTGAATCATTAGCAGTGACACTCTTGATTAATCCAGTTAAGTAAATTGCAGAAGAGTTAAATGCTTGTCTTGATCTTGCTTTACGTTTTAATTGTACTAATTTTGTAAATACAATATTAGGTACAGATGTATATCCTACACCTGGTTCAGTAACTGTAATACCTGTTATAGCACCTTGGAATATAGTTGCTGTTGCCTTCGCACCAATACCTCCACCACCAGTGATGAGAATATAAGGAGGTTCTTGATAAAACTCACCTGGATTAACAATAGAAATACTATTTACTTTACCAAGTGTATCGATTTCAGCAGCACCAACTGCACCTTGTCCACCACCACCTTCAAATATAAGAGTTGGAGGAGTAGCATAATTTCTACCAGAATTTAATAAAGAAAGACCTGTGACTGTTTGTACAATAGGACTACCTGCAGCACCAGTTCCAGTACCACCTAAAACTCTTGCTTGTGCAGGACCAAAGTAATTATCACCAAACTTAGTCATCCTAACATAGTCAAGTTGACCTGCATTAGTCGTGCTCAAAACAACTTCTGCCTCAGCACCTTCTGGGAAGTTAGTTGTTAGTGGAGGGACTGTACTACCTTCAAATAAAGGCACACCATAATATTTCGGACCTATAGCATAAGGATATGTTGGATTACCTGCAGCATCCTCAGTCATATAATATGCATAAGTTCCATTTGGATATTCTGGAGTCTGAGAGAATCTACCATTATAATAATCTAAAGTTCCTACGATTGCCAAATATTTCCAATTGCTTGTAGTACCAGTTGTATGTGTAGGTGCACTACCACCTGCACTTATTGATGCAGTTGCTTCGTAAATATATCCTGCGTTTCTTACAGTATCATATTGAACATAACTTGCTGTACTTGACCATGCATCAGATTCATCAAAAATATAATCATCTACAAGATCTCCTAATTGATAACCTCTATTAACTAATCTTAATCCCATACCTGCAGTGATATAAGCAAAGACATATAGATTACCTGGTGCATCTACAGGAACTGTAAAACGCACTTCTCTCTGTGTACTAGCAGTATTAAATAAACTTACCCAAGTTTGATATGGTCGTTGTGAACCATCAATCCAATACTCTACACCTTGACCTGTGTAAAGATATGCACTATCACCAACTAAACCTGCATGCCAACCATCACTTGTTGTTGATATGAATAAGTGTTGGGAAGGAGCATTAGAAGAATCTAATTGATTAAAGACATAAGTCTTTCCTCTATCCAAAGATAAGAAAGTAGGAGATGCTCCATCAAAAAGAAATTTATTATTAGATACAGTTACAGCATAAGTGACTGTACTAGCAGTAGTGACTATTGGTCTAGCACCTTGTAATTCTGGAGTAGTTCTTAATCTATATCCTGATCTTTCTTTAGCATATGTATTACCTGTTCTTCCAAAAGGTCCGTAAATAGGATACCCATCAAATGACATACCTATAATTCTAGAATGACCATTTGCATATCTTGAATAATCTAATGTGGCACCACTTCCATAGTATCCTTCAATATAATAAGTGTTGTTTACAACTCCTGCAGTACCTGTCTGTGTAGCACTATCAAGTTGCATATAACCTTCGTCACCTGTAAACCCAGACATATATCTGTGGAACTGACAATAATAGTAAATTCTATTATTCTCATCTGGATTCATTATAAACCAAGGTTTAAATGCTTCCTCGTAATCTGCAACAACAGCACCTGATGAACCTGTACTATTATAATACAATGTGCCACCATTTAATGTACCATCAGCAGTGGTACTGAATTGCATAGGATGACCTTGTGTATGTGTTGACGTTATTCCATTACTAGCATCTGCTTGATTCCAAATAATTAAATTATTAGCATGTACTTTGATATCTTGTGGAGCAAAGTAATATTGACCTGCTACAAAAGGACCGAACTCACTTGCATGAGTACCAAAATCAATATAAAATATACCACTATTGAAAGTTCTTGGTGCACCGCTTACTTTAAATGAGAATCCATTAGATCCCAAACATAGATCATCTTGTGAGAAAGCATCTCCTGTAAGACTTCTAAGATATATTCTTGTTACAACATTCTGACTATCTTTAACTACTTTTGATATTATACCTCTACCTGTACCACTAACTTCATCTACAATTCTACCAACTTCTACTTGTCCTAAGGTCTCATCAACATTAATAACGTTGAGCATTATATTATCAAACTCTACTTTAATATTCCAAACAAATACTCTAAGTAAACCCCATTCAAATACACCTTTTGTTAATGCAAATTCATCTATAGTTTTACTTGTTTGATAATAATGTGTTTGATTATCAATAATCGTATCATATACACTTGTATTTTTTACGTAGTCATACTTTACAGTATCAATAGCAAAGTTTGTAGGTGCTCCACCAACTGTACTACCCCATTCTGGAGTATGTAAAAGACCACCGTTTGCTAATATACCAAGTGATTTATTTCTTTGAAATTCTCTTGTACCTGGATTTGGAACATCCTTACCACCTCTATAAACAAATGTCTGATTAAAAGTTCTATCTAAAATTAAAGTTGATCCACCAGACTGTCTTTCTGTTGGATAAATTTGTGAAGGTTTCGGATGATTATCTGATAATATAGTTAATCTATCTGTTGATCTAACAGGAGTACCTGTAGTACCAAATGTTGCAGTGGTAGTACTATTTGGGTGACGTTGAAATATTCTTGTAAAATCAAATGAATTTACAACATTAGGAGTTTCCTGTTCAGGAATAATTTGCACTCTTAATGGATCATAACCCAAACCTCTATCAAGAACACGAACGTGAACTATTTGTCCTGAGTCTTCATCTATAATTGGATATAATATTGCATCTCTTGTTGGAGTTCCACAACCAGTCACAGTGAGTCTAGGTGGATCTGCCTGAGTATACCCAGACCCACCATTTACAACTCTTACAGCACGGACACCAAACGTTTCGTCAAAGATAGGTTCAATGTCGGCACCAGTACCTGGAACGGTTCTTGCCATTTATGTTACAACGTTGATAGTTCCTTGCATTGCAGCATGGAGAGTACACTGATAATACAGTGTTGCAGGAGCGTCAAAAGGAACAGTCCAGTATAATACAGTAGTTCCACTACCAGATTGACCAGTAGTATAAGGAGTACCAGTTAAACCTTGAGAAGACTGTATCCTAAATGGATGTCCTCCACCTTCAACTGAATTATCAAATGCATAACTAAAACCTCTATGTACATAAAGTGTAGGGTCTCGAACTGCACCAGTAAGTCCTGGTCCTGATATTAAGAAGTCATTACTTGCATCTTCTACAGGTGCACCTATTTCATACCAAGTCAATGGACTTCTAGTGACTACCCATGAGGTTCCATTATAGAATAAATTATCACCCTGAGTAATACCTGCAGTGTTTGTATCTGTTAAGGCTGCTAATGTGGTAGTTAAAGTACCAGAGAAGTTAACTGTGAGTGTGTCTCCTGAAACCGCAGTGGTAATATTTGTTCCACCTGCTATCGTTAATGTATCAGTCTGACTGTTAGCAGTTGTAGATCCTGAATCACCTGCAACTGTAGCAAACAAGTTAACAGAACTAACACCTGCGTTATCATCAGCAGGAACCCAGTTAGTTCCATTCCATTTTAAAGTCTGGTTTAAGTTTGGAGCAGTTGTTGTGACATCAACGTTTGATAAGTCATCAATACCAGAATATTGTGTTAATAGTGCTGCTCTTGTATCTCCAACACCACCTGCTGTTATATTAATGTTTACGTATGGTTTATCATCACCATCTACTGTGAAGAAATAACCAGTATATGTCGCAGCAGCAGGAGCTGCAGCAAGAGAAGTATATTCGTTTTTATATTTTACTGTCGTCGGTAAGTCGATAGATCCATCAGAGCCGCTGAAAGTGCTAGTAATGGAACCATGACCCACAGTAAAATTACCAGTTCCGTTGGGAGCGATAGCAATGTTTCCATTACTTGACGATACGATAGAATTTCCATTTACATTAAGGGCAGCTGTAAGGTTAGAATAATCAGAGGGGATAAAAGATGAACCATCATAACGTAATACTTGTCCTGCAGCAGGGTTAGTAGTATTTACAGTTAATGTAGTACCATTACCTAACGCAGAATACAATTCGTTAAAATTATCATTAATCTTGTCGCCACCAGCTCTCAGGGTATCACCTGTGTTATCATTTGCAGCAGTTCCTAGATCTAGTGCTTGTTTTGCCATCTTTCTTTAAGATTTTTTGCTATAAAGTATTTATGTGATTATCTCAGGGTCAACTACTTCTTCACCATATTGACTTAAATCTGGTGCAGTCCAGTCATCTGGAACAGAAGTTTCTACTGCGATGTCAGGATTTACATAACCAGTACCTGTATTACTTAGGGTGACTCCACCAACACCAACCAGTGCTCTAATATTACCTTCAAAACCAGATATAGAGTCAACTCTTACAGTAGGTCTTGTAGTATATCCAGAACCACCACCAGTAACTTGTACCTGTTTAATGAATCCAGTTGTCAACGCAGCAGTAGCAATTGCGTCTTGACCAAATACAGATCCGAGATAATCAAATGTAATTAATGAGTTAGAAGATTCAATAACAGCAACTGTTCTATCCTCAGTCTCACCCTGTATTCTAATATCATCACCAGGTTCTACAGGAGGTACAACCTCAGCAGCGTCTACGTCCGCTTCAGAACCAACGTATGAGAATGCAACGAATGTAGATCCTACACGAGGTATTTCTGAGAAGATAATTCTAGAACCAACAATCTCAAAACCAATACCAGGTTCCTGTATAACACCGTTCAATGAACAGATGATATTGTTCTCTGGTCTAATTGATGATGATTGTACACCATCAGTCAATGTCAATGAGTAAAATACCTCATTACGTTTTAAGTTAAATGATTGTCTTAATGAATCAAACTCGAATGATATATCATCTAACTGTCTAAGTTTACCAACATAGAATCCTGTGAATGATGCTCCAAGATCAGGTGCTTCAGTAAACTGAATCTGATTAGAGAATGCTGTATAGGCATTAGTTGCACCTGGTGGTTGTAGAATACCATTGATGAATATCAATAGATGTCCTGCAGGATCTGGTAGATAACTTGTACCATTATTCTGAGATAGATTAAAGGTTGTTTGTACACCATCAAATCCTTTGAATGATCTCTTAACTCTTGCTTTAAGATCACCTTTAGTAGAAACTGCTGCCTTATAATTATCAATACTCTTGACAGCATCATTAACATCAAATACTCCTGCAACATCACTTAGATATACTCTCTTAAGAGTACCAACTGTCTTGATATCTTGAACAGTTGCAGATGCAGCACCTGCAGTTGTCACCTTAGTTGTTATAGTTGCATAACCTTGTGGGAAACTTCCTACTCCATAATCACCAACTTGATCACCATTTGTTATTGTTCCTTGGAACTCTTGTGCGTAGATAAAGTTGTTTCCAACATCTACACCAGTAATTATTGCATAAGTATTCAAATCTTGAACACCATTAGAAATCTTATAAAGTCTATTTCCAACTTGGAATGTAGCAAGACTGGATATGATACTAATACCAAGTTTAATATATCCAGTAGATGCGATCTTAGCACCAACTTTAAGTTCTAATCCATCATATTTAATAACATCAAGATACTGTCTAGAACTTTCAGGATAAACAACAGAGTTGAGTTCAAATGATCCTAGTAGTGATGCAGTATCAACAGTCAATGTACCACCAGTATTGTCTGTCACTGCAGCTTCGTTCTTCAAGAATGCTGATGCAGGTTGTGCACTATTTCCAGATGTATAACCTTTGAATGGAATATTATCACTGAAATCACCTAATAAATCAATGATATGAATACGACTCTCTATTGCACTAATTTGTGCAGTTGTGGAGTTAGATGAACCAACAACATTATCAGTAATTGCCCATGGTCCTGCAGTCACCTTAACGTCAAGATACTTGTAGTTTGCATCTTCATAGAATCCATAAACAACACCAGTAATAGAAGCATTACCTTGTTTCTGTACGGTCTCATTCATAGTATAAGGACCGTCTGTTATATCACCATCAATTCTAAATCTTTGATATACCTGAACAACTTTACCTGAGTTTTCTGCAATAGATTCAAGTTCACCATAAACATTACTTGATATACCATATGCATAATCAGCATTATTCAATCCACCTGAAAGACCAACTGGAATAGTTCTAGTTCCATATAACTTAGTAGGAACAGTAATACCATTCTGAGATGTAATCTGTGTATAGTAAGTTCCTGTCTTGATCTGATTCCTAATAATATCAAGATTGGATCTTATAACTCTACCCATTGATTTAGTAGTATAGTTTGCAGCTTCAGTTGAGTCATAGAACTTATAGAATCCTGCATTAGGTGAAGGTTCTGTAAGTGTATTATCAAGTGCCTGTTGCATGTATGTCTGAAGTGTATTAATAGCATACTGCTTGATATTATATTCATTATCAGAGTAGAATACTGTGCCGTCACCAGACTGATAAGGATCAAGTGCACTCTTAGTAAGTTTAACACCCCAAACGTAAATACCATCTGTACCATTACCTGCATAGTTTTGAGAACCAGCTGCATTATTAATGATAATTTTATTAGATAGTGTTGAGAAACCAAAGGAGAATGTGGTTGTAATAAATGCTCTATACCAACCATTACCTAAAGGAACTACTCCTGCAGCATCATTACTCATACCACCTTGAGGTGTAAAGATAGAACCTATAGTTCCTGCAGTTAAGTTAAGATCAAAGAAGATTCTTTGTACAGCAGATGTTCCTTCGTCAAGTGCCATCTGGAAACGAATTGATGTATATCCTGCTGCCTTAACAAATGCTGAGAATGTAAATGTCTGACTTGCAGTTGCTGAAGTAGAACCAGTATCAAATGTCTCATTAGTAGCGTCAAATTTAACTACACCAGAGTCAAATGTCTCAAATGCATTTAAGGAGAAGTTCCTGTTAAGTGTATGAAGTGCAGTATTAGTACTTGGTACAATTTTCTCAGAAGTAATTGTAAGATCAGGAGCAGCAATTGAGTTGTTAGTAATTGTTGCTTCAGTAGCAGTCCAATCTGTTGCAATTGCTTCAGGATTTGTAAATTCGTTAACACCTGCAATCTGACCAGTAATATTAGATGTTAAAGTTCTAGCATGTGCTATGGTTTGTACGTTTGTTGGTTTGTTGTACCAGTCATATCCAGAACCAACTGTATTAACTACACCTACTGTTTTAGATGTTCTACCAACAATAGTATTACCATTTGCCCATTGTGTTCCCACAAATGGAGCAACAACTAAGAATGTTGTATCTTCATTCCATTCTAATACTTTTGCATATGCACCATTACTTGAATGAACTACCTCACCAACTGTATAGTTTCCAATATTACTTGTAAGTGTAATCTCATATGCAGTTGTTTTATCTGTAAGATCAGTTGCAATAATATCGTGTACCATATCATTAGTGATATTGGTTAAGAATGTATCATATATCCATTGACCAGTACCAAACTGTGAGTTGACCTGATTAGTAATTTCTTCTTTATAATAATTGTAGTTGTAAAGAAGATGTTTTGCTGCACTTCTACCTGCAAACTTAGCAGGTCCTAATAGGTTAACTGCAATCTTAATTAACTCTCTAAATCGAGTAATTACAGTAGAAATAGTAGTTGGTGATTCTGAATCTCTAACTGCAGTTTCATCAGTCTTCGTTGCAGAATATCCAGTTGGTAGAGTAAATCCACTATTGAAATCATAAAGTAAATTATTAATCGCATGCTCACCAATAACCCCGATCTGTTCTATAGCAAAGATGAATGAAGGTAATTCCTCTTCTATTGTTTGTATTTGTAAGCCAGCAGTTAGATATACTTCCAGAGCAGCTACAGTGCTATTTTGACCACCAGTTTGTAAATCAGATATTATACCGTCAAGAAGATCTTTAAGATTATTTTGAACTATTATTTCAGTTCTACCAGTACCAGGATAACTGTATGCGTTGTAAGATATGCCATTAAGTGTATAGTTAAATTCTGATGATGTTAGACCAGTTGCCTCTTCTACAATGTACTGTCTGTTAAAGTATAATCTATCTCCACCGATGTTGAAATCATTATTAGTAGGAGCAATCATATCATTGATTGTTGTCACTAATGTGTCAACTTCAGTTTTAACTCCATCAAAGTAATTTGCAACTCCTGCACCAGTAATATCCCAATCACCTGTAATAATATCATCAGTATTTGTATAAGTTAAATCACCAGTAATTGCTTCTTTAATATAAACTGCAAGACGATCATGAGCATAAATTGATTGATGAATCTGTAAACGAATACGTCTTACTTCATTACTATTTCCGAGATAGAAGTTAGTTGCTTCTACAGTTTTTGCATTACCACCATTTTCAATATCATTAGCAATTGCCTCTACAAGTAGTGTTAGGTCAGTCTTTTTCGCTAATGTTCCATCAGTAGATGTACCATTAGCATTTCCTGGTAGTTCTTGTGCCAGTTTAGGATATCTTGTAAGCATATCAGCAGATGCCTTGTCAACAATAACACTAGCATTTGCACGAATTAAATATGCAGCATCTCTAAATCTATACTGCCCATCTACATCAATTTGATTTGTGTATATAAGATCATTTGCACTGTCATGATATGACACTGGGAATGGTACTTCCTTAAATCCATTAACTCTACCACCAACAAACTCAGCAGCAGGAGATACAGAAGTCACTCCAGCTAGATGATCTGTGGGAGATGCTAATATAGCATTGTTTAATGTATCTGTTAATATTGTGACTAAGTTATTTTGAGTAGTAATAACATCAGAACAATCTGATAATGAATAGAATACTTTAGTGACAGCATTTGTTGCAGATGCAGTCCATGTATGAGTATACTGATCTTCAAGAGCAGACTTACCTACATTAATAGTAAATGTATTTGTATCGTGTGCTGTTAGTGGTAATACCTGAGCAGATGCAGGGTCAGTGGATCTTGGGTAGGTATGAGTTGTAGCATTACTATCTTTAGTACATGTGAATGTTAAAGAATTGTCTGAGATAATTACAGAGTCTCCTGCAACATCGATACCATTGCTTGTAGCAGATACGAACGTATGTGTGTAATTACCACCTGTAGATACCCCATTAGCAAGTCCAGATGCAAACTTATGTGTATAATTACCGCCTGTCTGAAGAAGTGCTCTTGTGATTCCATTACTTGTTGCAGATACAAATGTGTGTGCGTAGTTTCCACCAGTAGTTATAGAATCAGCAGTAGCAGAAACAAATATATGATTAGAAGTATTTGTTGAAGGTGTGCTTGCTAATGTCTGAACTGTGATTGTGTCATCAGTGACATCAGTAATTGTGACCGCAGTATTATAGTTAGGATCAGTAGTACGAGGATATGCATGATCTGTAGCATAGTTATCCTGAGCACATCTTAATACTATTGAATTTGTAGCAATCTTAATTGCAGTTCCCTTTCTTAGATTATGACGACCTATTGTAAGTGTCATGAATCCTGTTGTAGGATTATAATCAACATGTGTAGGAGTAAATTTCCTTAGAGGTGATTTACCAACATTAATGCTTAGTTTATTATAGTCTACATTGAATACATTTAACCATTTACCAGTAATAGGATCAGTAGAACGAGGATATGCTTTGTTAGAACTATTACCATCCATTGTGCAACTAAATGTGACTGCACCTGCTGCTAATTGAATCTTTTCATGTTCTTTAATCTGATGTCCATACTGAACAGCGTTAGTTGCTGCAGACACAAATGTATGTGCAGAAGTATCTGAAATTGCTGTACCATCACCATTTACATTGACTGTAATTGTAGTTGCAGTTTCATTAGTGATTGTTAGATCATAATTGTATGGATAATCATTGCTGCTTGCTCTTGGATATGTCTTCTGAGCAACGTTGCTGTCTAATGCACATGTGAATGTTAAAGAATTAGGTGCGATTCTAACTGTATCACCAACACTCAAAGTATGAGATCCAATGGTCAATACCATATCACCTGTAGTAGGATTATATGTTGCATTGGTTGGAGTAAAGTTAGTAGTTGCAAATGTCAATTCCATGACACCAGTTGCTGCATCATAAGTTGCACCAGAAGGTGTGTACTGATGACCTGCAAATCCAGTCACAACGTGAGTAGTTGTGTTGGAAGGTGTATAACCATCAAGAGTATTAATTGTGATAGTTGAACCTGTGACAGCATCAATAGGAACTGCCTGAGCAACTAAAGGATCACCCTCTATAATTCCACCCTTAATAGCAGATACGAATGTATGAATTGTTGTATTTGTAGAAGGAATCTTATCAAGAACAACAACAGTGAATGTAGTTGTAGTTGGAACAGACGCTACAAATAACCATCTATTACTTGGATAGTCTGTAGATCTTGGATATGGATGATTAGTTGCATTACTATCTTCAGCACATGTAAATGTTAGAGATCCATCTTGGAACATTATTGGTGTGCCAGTTCTTAATCCATGTACAGCAGCAGTTGTGACTGTCATTACACCAGTTACAGGATTGTAAGTTGTTCCAGTTGTAGCAGTATGTCTATCTTGCTCTGATCTTGGATATAGATGAACTGTAGCATCACTATCCTGATCACAGGTCATCTTGATAGAATTAGGTGCTAACTTAATAGTTGAGTTTGCTTTACTTACACCACCAGATGTTGCACTTACAAATGTATGAGCAGTGACGTTAGTGGAAGGAATGCTATCTAAAACCTGTACATCAAATGTGTTTGTTGTGACGTTAGAAATAGGAATCCACTTATTACTTACAGCATCAGTAGATCTTGGATAATCATGGTTTGTAGCATTGTTATCTTGTGCACAAGTAAATCTTAATGAGTTATCTGCAATCTTAACTTTCTCACCATTAGAGAAGTTATGACCTGCAATAGTCAATGTCATGATACCTGTTGAAGGTACATATGATGCATCTGTGACTGTATGAGTTGTTGGAGCAGGAAGACTATGACTTCCAATGTTTATCTCAAGTGCACCTGTGGTAGCGTTGTATGTTCCTGATTGAGGTTGATAATTAACTGTTGGTGATTTACCAATATTAACTGTGATTGTATTATCTCTCTTAGTAAGACCGTTCTCAAGAGCAGAAACAAATGTATGAACATACTGATCAGCAACAGCACCAATACCAACATTGACTGTAAATGTATTATCTGTCTTAGCAGTAATTCTTAACCATCTCTGTGCATATGGATCTGTAGCACGAGGATATGAATGAGTTGTCTTATTACCATCTTTAATACAACTAAATGTTAGAGAATTTAATTCAATTCTAACTTCATCAGTTAGTGTAAGTCCATGTGCATTACTGGTAATGACCATTTCACCTGTTGTCTGGTTATATGATGCATTTGATGCAGTAAATGAAGTACCGTTAGTCCAGATTGGTAGTGATGTATTATAACCAGGATCGTCAGTTCTTGGATAAGAGTGTATAGTTCTGAAGTTATCTTGTGAGCACTTGAATGATACTGCATCTTTGGAAAGTCTGAGTGTTTCTCCAGAACGAACCATTGAGTTAGGTAGTGCATACTTGAATACGTGAGTTGTAGTATTACTTGAAGTACCTATGTTTACAGTAAATGTATTTGTAGTGACGTTGCTTATTGCAATCCACTTATTATAGAATGGATCAGTAATTCTTGGATAAGCATGATCAGTTGCATTACTATCTTGAGCACATGTAAAGACAAGTGAATTTACACCAAACATTACTCTATCACCAACATAGAATCCATGATTAGCAATAGTGACTGTTAGAACACCTGATGATGGATTATAAGAAGTTCCAGATTCAGGAGTATACTTCCAACCAGTTCTTAAATCATTGTCTCCAATGTCCATTGTTAAGAATCCAGTTTCACCATCATAAGTACCATCTGTTACTGTGTAATTTACAGTAGGAGATTTACCAACATTAATACTAAAGTTGTTTGCATCAATTCTTGTGACTTCCATCCAACCCTGTCCAGCTGGATCATCAGGACGAGGATAGGATTGTGATACTGTATTACCATCAGATGTACATGTCATGGTAATAGAGTTTGGTTTCAATTTAATTTGATCACCAGTTTGGAGGTCATGACTATTAGATGTAATTGTTAAAACACCAGTTGTAGCAGTGTATCCTGCATTTGATGCAGTTATTTCACGAGGTGAAAGTAATCCATGACTATTACTGGTAAGAACCATGTCACCAGTAGCAGCATTGTAGGTTGCACCTGTAGGAGTAAAGTTTACAGCAGATGGATAATCAGAATCTTTTAGAGTTCCATCATATACCTGTGTAAATGAATGACTTGTATCTTGAATATCCCAAGGAACATTATTAATAATAAATTTAGATATCTTCTCTACAATTTCAGTTGCAAATACTTCCTGTGGAACATCACCATCAATAGTTCCTGTTGCTACTGATATTGGATTTGTTGTTCTATCAATGTAAGATGCTGATGTAGTCCAGATATGACTATTACTACCATTACGAAGATCGTCTGCTAATGCTTGTATAAGAACTTCGAGTCTTGCTAAAGCAACATTATCTCCACCTTTAACAGTATGAGCAGGGAATACCTGTTTCATAATGTATAGTGCTTCTGCTTTTATAAGTTCTTTGTTTAGTAATATATCATCAGCAGCGTTTAAGTATCTGTGTGTTCTACCAACGAATCCAGCTGGTGCACCAGTTGTACGAGATGTTGCTAGTATTGAATCATTGTTAAACTCATCTCCAACAGCAGGAGCAACATAACCAGACCAATCTTCAGTATATGTTTGACCGTTAGTACCATCAAAATGAATTAATAACTTAGCATTTATATCACCTTGGTGTATTCCTTGTGCAACAGTGAATGGTCCTGTATAACGGTTAGTATTAGATGCTCTAAATTCATCAATATATCCTGTAAGTCCATTAGCACCGTTATAATCCATACCAAGTCTAATTGGTTTAGCAGCAAAGTTGCTACTATCAGTTCCAGTACCAACCTCGGCACCGTTAAGATATATCTTAGTAGTTGTAGAAGATCTAACAATCGCTACATGATACCATGTAGCATTATTAAGAGTAGTAGCACCAGATGTGACAAGATCTGATCCATTTACGTTATAACGAATCTGAGCTGCCTCTAGATATATTCTAACAGCAACTTCAGTTGCATTTTCTCTTTGATCAACTAAGGTTTTAGTTCCACTTATTGATGTAGCATTAACCCAGAAGTCTATAGTAAATGCATTACTACCCCAAGCAAATTCGCTAGAAGAAGCAACGTTTATATAGTCTCCTGTACCATCTACTAATAATGATGATCCACCAAACTTAAATGCACCAGTAGATATCTGTGCATTACCTGTAAATGCAATCGCATGTACGTCTAGACCATTATATTGACATCTACCAATTTTACCAAGATAAACTGTTTTTCTTGCTTGACTATAACCAACAACTTCTGCCTTAGTACCTTCACCTTCTGCTATAGAACCAATTCTAATATTTTGACCTGCTACAAAGAATCCAGATCCTTTCTTATCTGTAAATGTTAACTTACGTATTTTAGCATCTTCTGCTGCATTAAAATCTCCACTAGAATTACCATACTCTAGTTTGTAATTTCTAATATCTTCTCCTTCTGTTAATGCACCAGTAGATTGATCATAAGAAATTATATAATTATTGATTTGTTCATTAGCAGGGAAGTTTTCATTGAATGGAGTATTGTTATCTGTATAATTAACAATATTAACTTGAGAGTTAGCAATGTTATCAAGAACAACGTTTGGATATGTTTGTGATGTAATTCTGTTGAATAGTAGACCAAAGAATGATGATCCTGGTGATATATTAACCTGTCCAATAAACTCGTTAGTTGTAGGATCTTGATATACACTTGATGCAGTAACCTGTGCCACAACACCTGATTGTGCAGCAATAATATAGTCATTAAGTTGGATATCAAATAGACCTGGTGTAGACTGATATGTACCTGCAGTTTTACTTAAAGTTAAACTATTTGTGACAGATATATCAGTACCATATACAGGAACATCTTCTTGATGTGAAACCGCAGTCGTACCATTCTGTGCTCTGACTACAGTCAAAGTTGTAGAATCACTATTCTGTACAACAGCAGTGACTTGAACAATTTCAGATCCAAACTGATAGTTTTTAGTTAAAGTAAATGTTCCAGTTGGGACAACCGCATCAGCAGCAGTATTATCAGTTCTATATGCTACTACTTCTATAGAAGTTGTAGAAAGACCAACAGTATAACGAAGTTGTGCAAGAGGTGTCTCTTGTCCTGTCTGTAAGTTAACTTGTTCAACTTTTGCAGTATCACCATCAAAGTTAGTGACTTGCTCTCCAAATATGAATAGACCACCACTTTCTACACCACCAGTCACCGTATAAGTTGTACCAGAGAATGCTGCTCCACCAGATAAAGTAGCAGTTATAATTTCATTTGCTTGGAAATTGCCTATAGAGACTGTTCCTGATATAGTAGTGCTATTAATTTGAGTAATTGTTAACTGAGCACCAGATGTTCCACCTGTAAAGACTGTACCTGCAGTTATATCTGCTGTAGCAGGGAAGTTTCCAGTAGTAACGTTATTGATATTGATATCAACTGTTCTTGTGGCAATGTTAGCAGAGAATCCAGTAGCACTAACTGTACATAATTCACCACCGCCACCTGCAGTAGGTAAAATGAATGTTCCTTGAGTTATAAAACCAGTAATAGTATTACCAGTTATCTTTGTGACCGTTAAACGAGCATTAGATGAAGTACCTACAACAACATTACCGATACTAGGGAAAATACCACTAATATTACTGAATGTTAGATCAACTGTCTGTATAAGATTGATAGTGACATTTACATACTTGACACTCGCAGGAGGTTGTGGTGCTTCAACAAATACAATAGAATCCTGTTGAATTGAGAATGCAGTACCAGGTGTTTGTACAACACCATTAAGTACGATCATTAACTGATTTGCGTTAGCAACAATATTAGTTTGATTAACTTGTAATGGGAACGCAGTTCTTTCACCATCAAATAGAGTTGATATATCATCAATTCTTTGTACAACAGATGTAAGAATGTTCTCAGAAGATGTTAATCGTTTCTGTCTAAACAATACCTCAGTATTATTGAATGCAGTATAAACAGGTTCTACAAGAGCAAAGTTTTGTATATTAGGAACTATCGCTTCTTGTGCTAATTCAACAGATTTAGTTAGAGAGAAGAATGTTTCTTTGTTAGGAATAAATCCATACTCATTTAAGTTAAGTTCACCAAATACTTTAAATGATGCAGGGTGAACGTTCTTAATAAGAATCTCTTTCCACTCACTAATAGAAGTAGAAGACTTAACCGCATAAGAGAAGTCCTGATAGTAGTAAGAGTCTTGAATCTTCTGAATAATCTCGGAAGGTTTACCAACGTCATCAATAAACTGACCAGTAGTCTTAGTAATAGATCCAATCTCAAGAACACCACGAGCAATCTTAAGATCAGTAATAATACCAGAAGACTTAGATATAACACCAGTAAGTCTTTGATTTGATGCAAAGTCTCCAGTGTAATCAACAATCTTAAGTATTCTAGGTCCTACCTGCCAACCAGAGTTAGTAGAAACATATCCTTGTGCAGTTGCAGTAGCAAGTGAATCACCTTGGTATACAAGTTCTCCTTCTAAGAATGTTGATGTGATAACGTTTGCAGTAGCAGAACCACCGAATGATTCAGTTAATACTTGTTGACGACCTGTACCTGCGTTAGAGAATGATAAAGCATCACCAAGTGCAGCGTTAGAAGCAGTAATGGCAAGTTTTAATTGATCATCTTCTAGTGAGTTTGCAGTACCAGATATAGCATAATAAGTGGTAGATGCGTTTAATCTACCTGTAGCACCAGATGATAGTGGGAAATCAGCACCATCTCCTGTATCAACAACATTCAATGTGACTGCAGAACCATTTGCAATACCGTGTGGGAAAGCAAATTGTAGTAATCCTAAGTCAAGGTTTATAACATAGTTAAATGAAGATCTTAAATTAACTGTAGGAGTTGATGAATATCCTGCACCAGGATCTTTTACAATAATAACATCTAATCTACCATTCTTAATTGTTGCCTCAGCAATAGCACCAGAACCTCCACCACCAGTAATAACAACTGCAGGTGCCTGTGAATATCCAGTACCTGGATCTGTTATAGTAATACTATCAAGTATACTTGTAGAAGTAAGCTGTGCGTTTATTGGGAAAGATATTTCAGGGCGTAGCGTATAATCATGTGGATAATCATAACCAAAGTTATTGTTCTTAAGTTTCTTAATCTTACCAACATTAGCACCTTTAGTAAATACAGATGCTCCTGTACCTGCAGATGGTATAACAACTACTAATTCAGCACCTGATCCAGTCAAACCCGTTCCAAGAATACCTGGTATAGCATTAATATCAATAGATGCTGTAGTGTAATTTTTACCTGATGATGTGACAACAACGTTGTTTATCTGACCTGGTATTGTTGCTCCTGCAGCGTCAGTTCCGTCTGCAACAGTAATAGAAACAAATCCACCTTCACCATCACCAGTTATTGATACACCACTATATGTTCCAACTGCATATTCAGTACCTGGTGCATTAATTTGTACTCTTTCTATTTGTCTACTTGATGTAATACCACTAACTATAGGCAACTTAGTATAGAAACCGCCAGGATTAACAATACGAATATCACCAATAGAACCAACCGCTTTAGTGGAACTTGTCATGTAAGATGCTTGTGATATAGTTGCAGCACCTTCTGGTTCATTAACTAATGGGAATTTAAGTATATCTGCACCCTTAGTAATAGTAGCACCTGCAATAGAACTAATCTCAAATGTTCCGTTATATGGAGAATCTACAACATCAAGGTAGCTACCAGGTACCACTGGACTATCAGTGCCTGTTCTTGATGGATCGAAGTAGTATGATATATTTGTTACTATACTTCTATCAACTTTAAGTTTAACTGTAGGAGTTGGTTGTCCACCACCAGTTACACCTGGTGTACCTACTCTTTCTATAGAGTTGAATGAGTATTCAAGTTTGTATAGATTATCTTTTGCAAATGATAAGTTTCCACCTGTCATAGATGAATGACTTAGGTCAAACAAATACTGATGACCATAATACATCTTTAATGTAGGTGATTTAATAAAGATACTTACAGCAGATGCTGATGTAGCAGGAGCAGTTAGAGCAGCTGTCTTTAACTTGTAAGTAAATTCAAGAGGACTTACAACAGTCTGTACAGCAAATGCACCATCATATTCATCATATGAAGTGGCACCAATAGTTTGTGTTGGGTTTCCATCAACATAAACCATATCACCTGTACTCAAGTAATGACTTGTGTTAGTAATAACATACACTTCATCACTATTTGCTACAGCAGTTGCTTGAAGAATCTTAGTTAGATTGGCAACTAGAGTAATTTTAAGAACACCTGTTAATCCACTAATTGTTGCTTGGGAGTAATCACTATTCCATGTAATTGCACCAGAACCTATAGTGACTACAGATCCAACAATATATGCAGATGATCCTGCAACTTGATCAATTCTTACGGAGTAATCTGCATCAGCATATGGTTTAAATGTTGCAAATGAATCAAGATTACCAGTACAGGAGTTAATAGTAAACTTAGCATCTCCATTACCACCACTAACTACTACTTCATCTCCAACTTTATACCCAGATCCTGCAGCTCCACCTGAATCAATTGAGATGGATTGTATAACACCACCAGATGCAGTGTAGTCAACTAATAATCCAGATGCCTCTCCATTAGTTGTAGTTGTAGCAACACTATCCCCAGTATTAGGATAACCAGTACCTGCTGCACTTAGAGCAATTGTTGCAGGTATATCTGCTATCGTACCATCTAAATCAAAACCATCCAAGTTGATGATAAATGTGCCAGGTGTTTGATTATTAATTTCTGCAAATGTATAATTTGTTATTTCATTAACATCAGCAGGGATTGCACCAGTAATACCATAACTAGACTGTTCATTAAATTGTGCAGTAGATAATTGACCAGTGTTTAGATCATTACTCCAAGCATTATTGTTAACTGCTAAGTAAATCTTGTTATTTGCATCATCCTTTCTAATAATATAACCACTATTAACAAACTGTCCAGAAGAATTGTTTAATACTAACTTAGAACCAACAGTAAAATTAAATGATTGGTTGACAGTCAATTCTTGGACATTATCAATCTTAACTGTAGGTGTGACCTTGAAGTAGTATCTATCTTTAACAACCGCAGTGACTTGTAATTTTTGTGAACCTGGTGAAGGAACAGTAGCAGTTCTAGAACTCCAGATATCTTGAACATGAGTTAATGTCTCAGTATCCTCAGTCATAGTTGTAGTGCTATCATCAAAGTCTAATGACTGATAACCTGCATCTCCAAGAGCATAACCATTTACATTGATTGTAAGAGGTGAACCAGTGACAGCTGTCACAGCAGTTCTTGTAAAGGTTATACCAGTAGTAGGTTTCTTACCTTGATTTCCTAATCTTACTGCATCAGCATTTCTATCAGTCTTAAGACCAAATCCTGCATATTCAATATAATCATAACGACTCATTGCATCAGTAAACCATGCATCATCAACCCAGTTATATGCAAGACCATATGCACCTGCAGTAGGTAATGCAAGGATATCACTTGGTACAGTTGGTGTAATTGCTCTATTTCTTAGACGTAAATGATCTATATGATATTGACCCTGTTCATTAGATCTAAACTGACCTAGTGTACCATTTGCACCAGGTATATTACCAAAGTATAGATCTTTAGCACCTAACGAAGTGCCTGATATAGTTCCAGTAAGAACTTCTATTCCGTTAACATATGCTTTGAATGTATCACCACTCTTAGTTACTGCAATCGCTTGCCATGTATTATCGGCATATAAATTTGTTTGAGATGATGTTAGAGAACTACCTGCAGAGTTGATACTTGTGCTACTATTAGTAATAGTCATCGTCAAAGGACCACTCGGACCTGCAGAAGACTGATCATAGTATAAATGTAGTCCACCAGTAGATACTGTAGCATCACCTATAGCAATTAATGTCTCTTTAGGCTGGGAGAATGAATTACTATTTGTAGCATCCTTGAATATAAAGAATTCTAATGTCCAATCTCCTGCAAGTTTTTGTCCTAAGTCTGAACCTGCAAATTTAATATTAGTATTTGTCCAAACACTTGGTGCAGATGTTTGTGCACCAAGTATCTTACCCCATCCATTTGTAGCATCATAACTGAATGAATCACCAGTATTTGTGAGAGCAGCAGTATAATGTGTTGTAGTGTCTGTAAGAGCACTAGATGTAAATGGTATAACAAACTCATTTCTATTCCAATATGTCTGACCAAATGTGTGAACATCACCAGATGTATCAACATCCAATCCATGAATTTGTAAACCTTCTATATTGTCTGCAGTAAATTCTGTAGTTGTATGATTTTTAATTAATCCATCATATCCAATCTTTAATACATCAACAGTCTTATACTCATTAGTATTATTATCTCTAGTATATGCAATATTAAGATCTCCAAATAAGTCAATAGCAGACTTACCTGCAGATGTGACATCTCTACCAGGTGTTAGATAACGATAGTTCCATATTAATGTACCTGCACTATCAATTTTACCAACCCAAATACTATCTCTATCAGTATCATTTGCTTTTTGTCTACATGTAGCATTAATATAAATTTCATTAAACTCATCTATGGCAATGCTAGTGTCTATCATAGAATGTAAAGAACTAGCATAAGTGTTGATCCAGTCAACAGTAATAGCATTGACTCCAATTTGACACTTACCAACAGCAACATCAACATCTAAAGCATTGACTGTAGATGCAGTCTCCATACAGAAGTAAACATCCTGTGAACCTGTTGTTTGGTTATAATTGCAGATAATATCTGTAATTCTTTCAGATTTGTTTGCAGAAGCAAATTTTCTCTTAATAGCAAAATTACCTGTAGTATCAATAGATGCTATAAAGGCATCATCAGGATTTGCTGAGTTTGTATTTGTATAACCACCGATTATATAACGAGTAGAACTATACTTTTTAATTATTGTTATATTATCAGCACGAGTACCACCAGAGATACCTGCATATGCTTTTTGGAAACTGAGTGTGGCACTTAGACCGTTTGCTGCTTGTGTATACTTACAGAGGATTATATCAGGATTATATGCATTAAGAATATTACTATTAGGTTTATTGATACCTACAACCCAAACATCATTACCATCAACATATAGTGAGTTAAACTCTGCGTAATTTAATCCACCAGAGAGTTCAAGAGTTTTTGACCATTCTTTAACACCAGTTGCTGATAATTTAGAGACAAATCCGACGACGTTGCCACTTGAGTCTTTTGTTTTACCACAGATGAATACTTCCTTGTTATCGTTAACAAAGGTATCGTTGACTTTAACATAATTGTTATTATTAATGAATGATAGATAATAATCTGCTTTTTTAAAGATTTGTGGGTGTGATAATATAACTCTTGGATTAGCTGAATATCCAGAACCAGAATTGATAATATTGACAGTATCAATAGAACCTACACTAGATACAACTGCTTGCAATTCACCATCTTGACCGCTAGTACTGTCAATAATAATTGTAGGAGGAATATCGGTATTATATCCAGATCCAGTTTGTGTAATCTGTATTTCTTCTATACCTTTATATTGACGAACAGTAAACTGTTTGTTAGTATTATCCATTACAGGAGTATAATCAACAAATATACTGTCACCTGCTGCTAGGTTGTGAGGACTAGAAGTTGTTAGTACACCAAAGTTATTACCACTTATACTTTCAAATGTATATGCACTAACTGTTTCCCCTTTAATACGAGAGACACGTGCAGAAGCACCATCACCACCAGTATTTGTATTATCAAAAACTAATCTATCATTTACCTGATATGATATACCTGCGTTTTCAACAGTAAATCCAGTGACGTTAGCATCTTCAAATTTATTAGTTGTTTCTACTTCAATATCAACTTTTGAGTCAAATCTAACTTTAGGGAAGTAATCAAATAGTTGTAAAGGTGATTCTTCAAATAATTGACCTAGATTAACGTCTGCTGATTCTTCAGCATCTATCTGTCCATCTCTATTAGTATCTTCTGGATCAAATAATAGTATTAGACCATCTTCAGTTGTTAAAGCATTAGTAGAAGCGTTAGGTGCTCTTTCAACATCAATATCAACATTTTCATATGGATCACGATATCTTACAACACCAGTTGGAATATTTTGCTGCACAGCACTTGTACTTAAGTTCCAAGTATCAACAACAGAGTTGAAGTTAGGACCTAAGACATAAGGAAATTCTGGATTACCTGCCTCTGTAGCATCAATAGTAACGAAGTAGCAATATCTACCTGTAGGATAGTCAGGTGTTTTACAGAATCTACCATTGTATTGATCTAAATCACCAAGGTTAAAGATATACTCATAGTCTTCAACAAAATTACCTGCTGCCTCTGCACTAAGCAAAGGACCTGAAGTTCTTACAGGAGTTGGATTAGTTGAGGATACAACAAGAGCAGGTTGAACTCTATATGATGTTCTTAGTCTTGTAATAGAAGATGCTTGATCTGTAGGATCAGTATATCCATAAGGACCGTAGATTGGGTTGCCATCAAATGCCCAACCAATAATAGGAGAGTGAGCTAACTGTGTTTCTTGTTCAGTAATAGTTCCTGCAACTACTTCTTGTAAATTATCACCAAGAATGAAACGTAATTTTTGTGGATTTGATAGGTGAGCATATTCACCACCATACTGGTTATTATATCCTTCAAATACTCCACCCTTAGCAGAGTCTAACGTAGATGTTGCTTGTAAGTTATATGTCCACTTAAATACTGAAGGTGTAAAGATTGCACCTTGACCAACAGATGTCATATTGATAAGAGTAGTTCCTTGAACGTACCCAATACCACGGTTGATAATAGTAATACTTGTCACTCTACCTGCGTTTTCACCATCAGTGTCTATGGCAGCACGAGCAACAGCACCAAATCCAACACCTTGAATACTAACTTCAGGTGCTGTCGTATATCCTGAACCTGCAGAAATGATAGCAATAGAGATTATTCTACCGTTTTGTACAATGGGTTGTGCCACTGCTCCTGAACCAGAAGATAGACTTACACTCGGTGCACTGGTATAAGAAGTACCACCACTGGTAATATTAACAGTATTAATAGGACCTCTAACACTTGCAGTACCCGCAGCACCCGTTCCGCCTCCACCAACAATAGTGATAGATGGCTGCGAAACATAACCTGTACCACCAGAGTTAATTAAAATACGGCTTACAGCACCTTTAGTAATAATAGCAGTCGCTGCTGCTCCTGAACCGCCTCCACCAACGATTGATACTAGAGGAGAAGATGTATAACCAGAACCACCTGCTGTGACTGTAATCTCAGAGATAGAACCATTAACTATAACAGTAGCAGTAGCACCTGTACCGCCACCACCAGAAATAGTGATAACAGGAGGAGATGCTGCATCATAACCTTGTCCCGCATTAGTAATTGCAATACTTGTAATAGCACCAAAGGTTTTACTCTGTGTTGACTTATATGACCATACAGAAACACCATTTACCCATGTACCAATAGGACCTGAAGAAATAGCGGACTTAGTTGATATTGTAGTAGGTAATGCAGGGAATCTGTTTAATTTACGTTGGTTGCCAGGTAAAAGAGCAGAACCAGGAAAAGGACCTATAGAATAGTTTGGAATACCAGTTGATGCAACGTAAGTATGATTATCATTGAAGAATGAGTTTTGTATATTAGTAGTGTAAGGTCCTACTGCATTTAAAATTGTACTGGTATCAGACTTACCTTTGTTTAGGTCAACAGATACAAGAATATTACCTTGAGGTACGATTGATGCAGGTTGTGGTAGTGCATATTGGAATACCGTCTCACTATCTCTCGATGTGACAGTAAATGTTCCATTATAGATGATTGGGTTTGCACCATAGACTGTAACCTGATCTCCAACTAACAAACCATGATTATTAGCACAAGTAACAGTTGCAGATTGATTATTTACACCACCAAATGTAATACCACTAACAGTAATCAGTTTTTTAACGTTATATAACCAAGTTGTAAGTAAAGGAGATGTTCCAGTACCACCTAACTTAGAAACTGTTAGTTTATCACCTTGTAAGTAGTAAGAACCTGTATCAGTTAGAGTTGTCTGTTGTGCATCAACAATACCAACAACATTCATCACAACTTCTTGTGGTGTATCCTTATTAATCTTAACTTGGAAGTTTGATGCAACTTCTGTAGCAGAATCCCAGTCCTCTACAACTCCATTTGCCGAACGAGTACACTCAATGAACTGGTTGAGTGATTTTTCCTTATATTGTACTAATTCTGTAACAGTGCCTGAACCAATTACAAACTCACCGTTTCTCTCTGGCCACCCAATAGTAGAGTCAACCGTAATGATTGAGTCAGTTGCACTTAATGGTTCAGCAAGTTTTGTTTTATAAGGTACAGTGAACGTTCCTGTAATAGTTTCTTCTGATAGAACAAGTTCAAATATTTCTACTGTAGATGTTTTAATTGAGATGTAATTTTCAACTAACGCAGATGCTGCTAGTACATTAGGATCCGCAATATCTGCTTCCTGTTGTAGAAGACCATCTCTAATGTCTGTAGCGAGTCCAGAAACCTTCGTTGCTCTTAAAATAGTATCAATAGCCCATGTTGCTGCAGATGGTTTGATAATCTGGTCTTTTGGATATGATATACTTACTGTTTCACCGTATAATAACTTGAATAGATACGCAATACTGAATGATGTACCCTTTGCAGAGTAAAAATCTTTAATAGTCTTAATTGCTGTACGAACATCGATCTTAGTATAGTCTAGTTCTGGTACATCAGGTAAGAACTGTTGTGTATACTTGTCTAGTAAACGTTTTACAAATAATGCATCAAGACATTTTACCTCTGTATCAACAGCAGCTGCAGCAGCAGTAGTATCATTAGAGAATACTGCATTACCATCTTCCGTGTATTCTACGATACCAGATGCAGCACGTGCACATCCTACGAACTGTGCTTTATTATATTCTTTACCCGCTTGATTAACTTTAAAACCTGTGACCTCATTTAAACCTATTTCCGCAGATGCTTCAGCACTTGTAGGTGCTTGGATTACAACAGAAGGGGGATTTGCAGAAGAATATCCAGTTCCGAACGCACTTACGTTAATATCTGTAATTGCACCGTTAAATATCGCAGCAGTTGCGGTAGCACCTGTACCACCTGCGTATGCTCCTGTACCATCTACTCTATTATCAACAATATAAACTGAAGGAACTTCATCATATCCGCTTCCTCCGTTAAGTATATCGATACGAATGACTCTTCCGTCTCCGTCAACTACTGTTTGTAATACTTGTGCACCAACAGGATCTACAATTGATACTCTTGGAACGGATGTATAACCTTGTCCTGCGTTAATTGTAGTAATAGATGCAATAGTTCCGTCAGACGCTAAGACTGTTTGGAAAGATGCTCTGATTGGATTATTTCCAGTTGGTTCGTCAACATATATTGCAGGAGGGGTTGTATATCCAAATCCTGCATTTACTAATGTTAAACCACCACTAATAGATCCACTAGATAACGTCGGAGTGGCAACTGTAGCACCGCCAGGTTGTCGAAAAGTAATTCTAGGTGTGAATGTATATCCTGAACCTGATCCAACTAATTCTACACCAGTAACAGAACCATTAGTCACTGTTGCTTTTAGTGTTGCTTGAGTAGAACCTGTTTTTGTAGGAGATTCTATTTGAACAACAGGAGGGTTTGTATCACTATATCCTTTACCACCATCAAGTAGAGTGACGTTCTTAATACCGTTTACTAATGCAGATGCAGCACCACCAGATCCAGTAGTTGTGTTGATAGAAACTTTTGGTGGATATTCAAATCTATAATTACTACCATTTACGTTAGTTGAGATACTTGTAAGTTGACCTGCATCATTTACTCGTGCAAAACCTTCCGCACCACTACCAAAAGAAGGAACAGGTGCTTCTATAGAGTATAATGATAAAAATCTACCGTTTGTAGGTGCGGTAGCAAATATAAAGTCTGCACCATCTATAAAGTAGTCTACTTTAGGTATTAATAATCTTTTGTCGTATATTGCAACTACATATTCATCTACAATTGGTTCATATGCTAAACCATTACTTGTTATTCTAAATTGTGTCTTACCTTCACCGAAAGAGTTTGAAATATTATCGAGTCCAATAATCTGATTCTCTACAAAACCATCTAGGTATGTAATAAAGGTGTTTATAGCGTCATCAGAGGGAATCTTTGTTCTAGGAGCAGTTGCATAGGTAATAGTTGTTCCAGACACCGTGTAGTCGGTCACAGGGGTCAATACCTCGCCATATACAGAAACAATCAAATGTTGTGCAGATGGGGGTGCTATAGGATTGTCTTGAGATGTTAGATTAAACTGAGTGGTAGTGCCATCAAAGTCATTAATAGGAGTTGCAAGGTTAACAAACTTAAGTTTTACCTGATCGTATGAAATACCTGGTGAAAGAGCAATGTTTGGAGAACTGGTTATACTCTCATAGTAGATAACTTCATTACCTATGAGAATAGATCCAGATTTTTCTAGAAACTGGTCAATCGACTCTACAACGATTGTGTCACTAGTAATATTAATTGCTTCTACTAATTTTGTCCTACCATCTAATATACCAACGTCTAACCTATCAATATCAAGGTATCCAAGGAAATTGTTTAGAATATTCTGCCCAAGACCAGTTTTCTCTTGAGATTGGTAGTAATACTCAAGAAATCGGTTAAAAAGTGGGTAGTCAGACTCGATAAATTCGGGAGTCTGGGCAACAACTGCCTGAGAGACTTTATTGATATTTGTCATTAAACCTTTTAGGTTACACTAACTAATGTTGGTGTTTGGTCGAACACTGTTGGACTCAAACTATTTAGTGGGATTGAAGGAGGTGGAGCAGTTCCAATCGGTGAAATTGTCACTTCAGGACTTACTAAGTTAATAATTGTGCCTGGTGTTGAGGCAGGTATGGTAGAACTGTTAGCAGGAATGAACTGAATCGGTAATGATAATGCTGTTGGTAATGCAGCTGGATCACTTACAGAACCTGCACCAGTTGTTGAATCAGTAATTGTTACACCAGTGGTGGCAATATTTGTACCTGTTCCAATAACAGATATAGGACCAAAGGCAATTTCTCCTGTGTCATAGTTGACAGTCCCTGCAGAAGTGTTAGTATATACTTTTCTTGTACCTGTATTATAGAACGTTCTAAGATTTCCATAACCATCATCCTCGAATTGTTGATCAACACCTGGTCTATCTGCTGAACGGAACTGTCCAGAGAGTAGAATTGGTTCTTTTGCTCCATCTATAGAAAGAGATGTCTTACTTGGTGCGGAGTTATACAAAGCAGAACCAGTAGATATTGTATATGTGTTAGTTTGATTGCTAACAGGAACGATATATCTCAATAGAGTGACTTGTAGAGATACGTCTGTAATAGCATTATTTGATAGTGTAATCGCTTTCTCGTATGCTTGTGATCTAAATGTACTGTTAAAGTTGTTTATTTGTGTTTGTGTTGCCCACTGACTGATTGAAGTCTGTACATTTGTCTTGATAGTAGATGTATCTGAACTACTACCAGTATCGTAAAGAACAAATACCTTAGTGTAGATGTAAAGATTTTCTGGATCAATGATTACAGGGTCAATAGATGCCATTGCATACTTTCTCAAATCTGCAGCAATAGACTTTTTAGTCGCATCATTAAGTGTAGCACCTGTAGCAGTCTTTACCGCAACATATACTTTACCATATACAGGAGGGTTTAAAGAGTCTCCACCGTATGCTACCACTGCATCTGCATTAGGATATACCTTTTTAGTAAGAATAGCATAGTCTCCTGCAGTCACAGCACGATATTGTGAGGAGTAGAACCTTGGAGCATTGTATTTAATAGACTCAATAGTCTCAGCAGCAGTTCCGTTTTGTGATCTTGCCAGTTTTGTAAGTGTCACAGCAGCAGGAGCATAACTTTGACCTAATGTATCCGTCATTCTACCAGTGTATGAGAACCTATCTACGTCATTTGCCTCATCACCAGAGGTCACAAGGTACTCAAACAGCACAACTTCTCCGTCTTTTAACGCTCTACCTACAGAATCATCTCCAAATTTTACCTCATACCGCATATCTTCACCCTCTGATAGGAAATATACCCTAGTGGATGCGGTAAGTCCTGTAATTGTGTCCACTAAATTGTACAAATCAGAGGTTGTGGAGGATTCGTTTGCCTTTACTCTAACAGAAAGGGTGTTTATGTCCGCATCTTCTGAGGGAACTTTGTAATTTTGTGTCGCAAATGTGTTTACAACGTACTGGAATGTGACTATAGACCCCTCTTTTAGTACAAGATTACTAAAAGTTGCTATACCAGTCGTGGCATTTACCTCAGCAGTGGTATCTGCAAGGACATTCCATATATAATTTCCACCAGTTGCTACTGCACCTTTCTTTAAGGTAACAGTAGAAGGGTAAGATCCGCTACTTTGTATAGTTTGTACAGTTAGATTTACAGTTCCTTGACTTGCTTGTATCGATCTCGGTACATAATTTAAGAGTTTTGCTATATTAACTACATTGTCACGCACTGTGGAAGAGGGTAGGAATGCCTCATTCATTGCCATGTTCGCATTAAACGAACTATAGTACGTATTATATGACAGTACATCTACCAGATAGTTCAATGTTGCACCATCAAACTCATAATCTGTAAATTCTTTTCTAGTTCTCAGATAAGATTTGATTGACGCTTTAATGTCATTAAAATCTAGTGCTGTTAAATTATTCGGTGTTGACATTACTCAGGTCTCTTAAGAATGAATGACACAGTTTCCACGAGTGGTTGACCCACAATATTATAATCTATAGTGACATTAAATTGATTTGCATCATACTGCTCTACTACAGCAAGATTGTTTATTGTAATTCTAGGTTCATGTTGCCCAACAGTATTTAGAATGTCATCTCTAATAGCATCTGCTGTGAAACCATCCATAGGTTCAAACAACAATTGTCTAACTCCAGAACCTATTTGGGGTTGAAATAACTTTTCACCAGGTTGTGTCATCACAAGATTCCTCAATGACTGCTTAATAGCATTGTCATTAGATACTTGAGATACATCTTGTGTAAAAGGATTCCTTGCAAAGTCTACTTTTATGTCTTTAAAAGCACGACTCAGGTTTACATCCTTTCCGCTTATTGATTTTAACGCCATTTTCTAAGTGGTTTTACATCCTTTTCCTTTTTAGGTGTGGGATATTCAGTCACTAATCTCTTTGTGCCATGTTCTTTGAACATGATTTCACGATTTACATCTGGATTTACCATTTTAACCTCCATGAAGTTCGAGAACTTTTCATGGGGTTACTATCCCAAAAGTATTTATGCTACTTCTTGAATACTTTTAACTTTGTAAGGACAAAAAGGGATAAAATTACCCAAAATGCTATTTCTAATCCGTAATTGTTCATTTCATGAAGTTGAAGTTTGCTAGAATACGATTTGGATGGTGTAATGGGGAATGACCTGTATGCATCTTATCTCCATCAAAGATAACCAATCTGTTCTTTCTAGGTTCTACTGAGTGTAATATAGTTAGTTCTTTTGCTCCTTTATCTTCATTGTATATTACGGTATCACCATCACTATCTATTAGATATAGTATACAAGACATGTGAGGATAGTTCTGATCCGTATGTGGTGTATGCATAGTCTTTTCTGGTGCTCTTAACGTCATATCTAGTCTACATCTTGTCAGACTACCTTTTTGTACACCCAATTCCTTTTCTATCTTCAAGACAGCAGGTATCCAGATCTCCCTTTGAAATCCCAAATTGTTCTGAGTATCAAAGAGAACATTAGATAAACCAGACAAAAATTCCATATCCCGAAGAGATGCGTGGTTAGGGGGTATGAACTTAGAGATATTATTATGGTACCTCCACTCAAACTGAGGATTGGTGACAGTATCAGAAAGATAGTCTATATAATAGTCATCTAAAAAGTCATTAATAACCTGCATTATTCTCCGAGTGTGTGGATAACTGGTTTTTCGTGTTTAAGTATCTCGTATAATTTCTTATTTTCGGCAGCAGAGACTGGAATAAACTCAGTACCATGATCAAAACCCTCAGTTCTACTGGATTGATTGATTACTATTGATCCTTTCTCTCCAGATATTGACCTATGGTAGGTTTTTGTGGGTATAACGAGTGCACCAGACGTACGGTTAAGGTGTACAATATGATATGGATACTTCCAATCGAAGTTTACCAACTCAAATTGCCTCTCTCCTTGTACTACTCTGTTAAAATCTGTCTGATGATAGTGTATGTAAAACTGTTTTGCACCTACCATATCATTTGGAGGAGAAATCGCAGCACCTTCATGCACTACTAGATCAGAGGCATTCGATTCTTCTACAGATATATCGAAGAAGATTACGTCTTGCGTCTCTCGGAAGACTCTATGCTTCCGAAATAACACGTCACTCACTTTCCTTGACCTCTATAAGGTTTCCTTTTCTTATTACTAGCAGTTGCAGAGTACTTTGTATGTGCTCCGTTTCCTTGTCTTGTCTTCTTAGGTTTGGTTTCATTAACTTGAATACCATTTCTATACATTGCCATAATTGTGGTCGCTCGCGGGGTAGTTTGGACTATTTTCGGCACCAACGGTGCAAATTATCAACTTTTTTATCAATTATCTCGATTTTTTCGTATAAATCGTTAATTATTTGATAAAAGTTCAAGTTTTCTTCAGTATTCTTCGGATTATACTGTATTTTATCCAAAGATGGTGTTTCTGCAACATATTCTTCTATTATTTGCGTTCTTGCTGCTAATTTTATGATACATTCATTGACAGTATTCAATGCTTGTGCATATGGGTCTATTTCTTGCTCACTCATGTCTTACTAACAAAGTATTTGTTGAGAACCTCGACCTGATCGTGGTAACGGGATATGTGGTCTAACTCAGTTTGTATTGCTTCAGTAATATCTGAATGCTCTCCGATACCTGCAGGGTTCTCAAGGTATACGTTTACATTTGCTTTATGCTTCTCTATCTCACCGTGAGCATGTGCAAGGACTGCTCTGATAAGTATCTCACGCATATGAAGTGCCATAGTTCTAGATTTTTTTATATTATAGACTATCTATTCATCATTGTCAAGTACACTGTCAAAGAATTCATCTATTTCTTCTTCTGAATGTCTCCATGTAATCCCAGAGGTAGAACCTTTGCATGGGTTCACACACTTGAAATTGGGTTTGATACAATTGCATACCATACCTGCAAGGTCATGTGGACATGCTTCTCGTCCTGTATTCCAATATAACTGTCCTTCTAACCATCTTGCGTCACATATAGGACAGATCTTTGGATCATCCACGTTTGCGTCGCCTCTTTTTTTTCTTAAACAACTTTTGATAGATGGGTCTAATTACAAATAGATCCAATGTTTCTATCAGGAACACAAATCCGAAGAATACTACCACTCCTGATAGGACTATAGGTTCTAATATCTTCTCTAATTTCTTATTCATCTCTCGTACCACGTATAGGAGGAAGTATTACTCGATGATACTCTTCCCAGAGTTGTTGTGGGTTTGGGTGATATAACCTATCTATTTCAGAAACCTTTACAAGGTTATTTAGTTTTTTCTTTTTTTGACTCATTCTACTATCTCGAAATGCCATTTTATACCTTTAATGTAATCAAATGTGCATGAGATATCTTTATCACAATCATGTTCGTACTTCCTATCACAAAGAAATCTTCTTAGTTCTTCTATAGAAGCAAAAGAACCTTGAGGGACAAACTCTTCATTAAGGAGTACGTATTTCATCTATCTAAAGGTTTAAAGTGTATAGAACCATCATCTGACATCTCGTATTCAAACTCTGTAGTCTCGTCCCAACCAAACTCTTCACATATATCATACGGTATAGTAAGTTGCAGGTCACCGAAATCATCTTCAAGGAGTTTCGTGGTGAATCTTTTTGACATATTAAGTGTATCCATTATAGTCTATTATTAGGTATTCTTGTTGCAAAGCATTCCCATGACTTATATAGTTTTTCTTTATCTTGCAAATCACCCCATATATCAGTGTATTGTTGGGCACATTCATACATGCTAGTGTATAAACATCCTTCCTTATGCATGAGTTGTTGCATTGCCCATGTTCTTGTTTCTTGGTGGGGTATTGATGCCATTTTTTTTCTGGGAATTTTTTTATATAGGAAGTTAACTTTAATATGAATAATATACTGCCTCTGGGGAACCTTTGTAGGTTAGGGACTTAAGCGTTTTTAGTTACACCGCCCGCAGATACCGCGAGAACCCTTACAGTGACTGCGATCTCGACTGTTATTGTTTATATTTAGTGGTGCAAGTCTTAAGTCATAAGTAATAAAAAAGGGGTGTGATTACCCCTATTATAGTATATTTAAGCAAGGTTGTCAAGTCTGGACTGTGAAACCCTTTTAATATCATCAGTTTTAGAACAAACACCGATCCACTTATTAATGTGACGAGATGTAGTGACTGAGAAGAAATCCTCTGATCTTACAAAACCCTCGCCAAATATGTAAGCAGCAACAGGGGTAGAATAAGAAAAGAAAATCCTTGCTTCTGAAGTTTCGATTTCTGTCTGGTTTGTTCCGATTGGTGTTAGTCTCATTTTTAAATGTTCCTTTGGTATACATCTATTATAACAAGGCGTTACCTGTTGTCACCAATCCCTGTGACACTTATTTTATTGGCACATAGTAGCAGTAACCTTCTTCCAGGAAGTAGTTACAGTATTTTTCGATAAACTCATTATAGTGTGTCTGCTCAGTATCAAGAAGAAACTGACATAACTCCACTTTTAATTCGTTACATATAGTGGGGAAATTATCCCACAATTGTTGATACTTATCAGGAAGAAATAGCATTAGTATTCTTAAACCTCTACAAGGTTAATTGTAGCATAATTCTTATAACTTGTCAAGAAAATGTGCGTTTACTAATAGTACTTGACAGATGGGTATTTACACGCTAAAAGTATTACTTACGGAAGGATACTACCCTATACTAACTAAACACTAATACATTTAATTAACCATTTATTGTTTATACTTAATTCTGCGGATTTGGGGGTTTATCTGTATCTTTCTTCTTTAAATACTTCTCTCTGATATACTCCCAGATGATAATTGTTAATTCCTTTAATGTCACATAGACGTACAATACCTCTTCCTTAGTTATTATCTTAAAGTCGTTATTATCACTAGAATTCTTATTATTTTGCATATCTATTCTTTCGCCCTTCGATAACATTTAATTCATCCCAATTACACCTATAAATTAACAATAACACTTGCCTATATGGTAGAACTGAATGTTCCGCATACTCACTATTATGGGGTATTTCATTTAAACATAGTGTGATGTAATCTTTACATATAAAATTAATATAACCCTCCCTTTCTTTGGGGGATTGTATATACTTTCCTAAGATAAATTCACTATATTTCATTAACATTATATCCCGATATGTATCTGGTCATTAATGTTAATTAGTGTAGAATCTGCATGCGAAAAATCTTCTACATCTTTGTCATATATACTGACAGTTTGTGTTAGTTGATCGCTGTTTAATTCGCTTAATTGTTGATACAAATCGAGGTAAGTCATAGTTGGTTTGTTGTTATCTAATGCTTGTAATGTGTCTACACTATGTGTTAACTCACTCCAAGGAATTAATGTCCAAGTTGTTGACATAATACCCAAATAATCCTCATTATGTTATTACTTATATGAGTAAAAAATCGGGCGAGCAACCACATTCGGTGCGAATTTACTCGGATAAGTGTTATCTACGAGGGTTAATTAGTTCCTCTGAGTAATAACTAGATTGACGTAATTGTTGCCGATCTTTTTCATCTTGTTCCAATAATGCTTGATATACTAATGGGTCGAGGGCAAGCATCTTTGTATTTTGTCGATTACACATTGCGAAGTTCCTCCTTAGTTCTTTCTACTACTAAAGTTTTTTGAATGTCTAAAAGTGCATTAAGGTTGAGACCTTCGAGGTCTGTCCACTCTGATACAAGTCCATTTCTATCCCAGTCAGTTGTACCATCTTTAAAAGTTGGTGCTGAATACAGTTCCCAATTTTTGTCTAACCAAAATGTTCTCCCAAATTCCATTGAGAGAAGTGTTTGAAACATCTGTTCATATAAATTAGGTCTCATTATGCAACCTCCCTTACATATCCGTTTTCTGAATGTATGAAAGCATCTAGCATAGGGACGTTTAACTCTGGATCGTCAAAATCAACTTTTGCACATCCGTCAACACCCCACTCTGCTAACTCTATTACAAATTCATTCCAGTCAGCACAACAACATGCCATATTCTGAAAATTGTCAACTTGTACTATTCTGTTCATTACTGTTTGAGTTTTGTTCATAGGTCTTTGTTTGTTGCTTATAGTACTATTATAAAGGATGATAATGCCAATTACTAGGTCACATGTGCCAGTAATATAATTGGCACACTCATGTATAAAATTCTGCTAGTGAGTCTGTATAATAGTCTTTATGGATTTTCTTCAATTTGGGTATGGGGAAAGATACTTCCATACATTTAGTTTTAGGATTGTAGCACATTTTTGTCGTTATATAATTGCACTCCTCGAAAGGGCAAGTATCTAACCACTCGTTGAAAATTTCAAAATTGTCCTTTTTCTTAACTGGTTTCATTGCATGTCCTCGAATCGTTGATAGGTTAATTTTTCTGCTTCGCTCTCTATAGTCTTACGAGAGATCACATCCCACTTGTATTTTTCAAATAGTTCGGATAAAACTTCTTCATATATTGTTTCAAGAAGTTGGTCGTTAATTGCATGACTCATTAGTTTGAATCTCCATTACTCATGATAACATCAAATAGTGAATCGAAATCATCTGCATTCATATCATCATTTAATCCCATGTCAGTAAAAAATGATAGCATTTGTACAAGTACTTGATCTTGTTGGTCGGTCAAAGTGTATTTTCTCATAATTAAAATTCGTTTGTATAATACTATTATAAAGGATAGAATCCCCAAATGGTAGTAAAAGTAGACACTATTCTAAGTGGCACACTCATCTTTTAAATCGGTCTTCTCTGCTGTACCTTTTATATCATAGTCAAAATAGTCTAGTGAATATCCTGACCGAGCAACAACTTCACATAATAATTCAGTAAGTTGCTCTTTTTCTTCCTGATTCATTAGATAATAAATATCGAAATCTTCGAGGTTGACTTTCCGAGGTGTTCGAGGTGTTATCATTTTAGTTGATTCTCCCATACTTGAGTTTTGAATCTTTTGACTGCTTTGTCTAGCAATTTGATGTCCCCATCACATATATCAGCAACATTCTCGTCTTCGATATGAGCGAAATTGTTGTTGATGTCTCCTATGAGAGTGAGTAATGCTTCGTAATTTGACATTATGCTGTTAACCCCTCTCTTATAATAAGATCTTCAAATGCTTGATTATGTGATCTTGTTTCAATAAGAATATCTCTCACTCTCTCACGATCTAAAGAATCACCCTCTCCCCATGTCATATCACCATCACATGATGCGATTAGGTCAAGATAGTTGAGAGTAGCAAGTGCTAACTCTTCTCTAGTTAATCCATCAATAGGATATAATCCATTATAAGGATTGTAGAATGACATGCAATAGTCTAAAAATTCTCTGAAGTTGGTCATGTTTGTTTGTTGCTTATAGTAATATTATAAAGGATATAATACCATAATGGTAGGTGACTTGTGCCAGTAATTAAACTGGCATAACATTGTCTTCATTAATATTGAACTCTAGCATATAATGTTCTAAGTTCACTCCCATGAGATCACAATGCTCTAAACACTGCTTATAAACCTTTTTGGATATAAACTCAATATCTAAGTGTTCAGTTTGAACTAGATAAGGTTTTGGTTTTCTATTCTTCTTAGGTAGATTAGGAAGTTTTGGTTCTTTGTTTTTTGCCATGTTAATAATGAATAAGGTTTTTAAGTGAGAGTGGATTATCTCATGTAGAGATAACCACCTGCCCATCCTGTGAAATTAGGATTATGTAATAACTGACGTTGAGTAATAATTCTCATGTCATATCTTACATGCTTTGCGGGT